GTTTTCATTTTTATTCATCTCCCGATGCGTCTTTAAAGTCTTGATCTGTTGGAGCGCCTTTCGAGCCTTTTTTACGCATTTTTTCTCCAGATCCATTTTTGATTCTTTTTCGTTTCTTATGGATGTTAGTCCATAAGCCACCCTCTTCCATATCCTTGAATGATTTAAACTCTGGCACTTTTTGCCCAGGTGTTGCATCAGCATATTTCTTTGTTACTTTAGGTTCACCAACTCCACCACAGTTTTCTAGTAATTCTACCTGATCTAACCATACTCTTTTCTTCCAATTGCCAAATTCAACAACTAAGAAATTAGTACCGCATCGTTGGATAATACCAACTTGACCCGATTCTTTAAGAACTACTTCATCGCCAGCTTTAAATAGGTTACCTTCAACAAACTTTTCTCTATCTTCAGATACAGTTTCTAATTCAACATGTTTTCTATGTATATGAGCTTCTTTTAAACCCATACCTTTACGAATAGCATTGAATAGATCTTTAGCACCCTTATAACCCTTTGGCATACCTTTTGAAAACGTATCTAGATCGTTATCTGATGCTGCTGCTCTCATCTTCGAAGCAGACATACCTGATACATCATCTGCATCAGCATCTCTTTCACCAGCTGATACAACTTTGATACCATTTTCGAATTGATAAAAGCCATGACGATTCTTTTCGCCATTATACTTATTAAGTAGTGTTTCAAATTCTGTAACTCTATCAGAACCAGCAATCATAGTAACAGATGTAAACCCTTGATCATATAACTTAACTACAATATCAAGTGCAGTTCTGACATCAGCATCTGCCATAATATTGCGAGCATGCTTAGGAAACATCTTACGAAGGAATTTGATTTTATCTTTGAATTGGAGAGGATTTTTCTTAGGGTCATTTGATTTTGAAGCATACACTCGATATGTATTACTTCCAGCTGCTGACTTTAGCTTATCAAATAATTTTTCATGGCCATTAGTTGGTGGATTGAATCGACCAAATACGAAGAAAGCTTCTGTTTTTGCTTCAGTTATATACTCATTAAAACCTTTAATCACTTTTTAGGACCTTTTTTCAACTTAGCCCTATCAGCTTTCTTAATAGCAGGTAATAATTTTTTAGCAATTCTGGCAATAGCTACTTTTCTCTTATCGACTTTCTTTTCTAAACCTTGACGGCCAGAGAAGGAAAGATCAGCTTTGTCTTTATCCTTAAGTAGTCTTTTGATAATGAGATTACGAGCGGCTTTATTAGCCTTACCCTTTAGTTTCTCAGGACTCGCTAATTTTCTTGCGGCTTTCTTTCTGCCCATAGCGATCTTTGATTTGTTCTTTCTGAATGTAGCCTTAGCTTTCATTCTTTGTTGCATTGTCATTGCTTCTGTAGTTTCTTCAGATTCATTGACTTCTGCTTCATGTTCTTTGAACGATTTCATACTTATCCTCGGTATCCCATTATCAGTTGGGGTTGTCCCAACCTTTTATAATATCTTTGCTGAAGTTATTAGTAGAAAATTCTAATCTATCAACAAGTTTAACTGCTCCACCTTCCATACGATCTATAGCAACAAAACCCTCAGGGTTGGTTACTTTAAATCCGGACTTTGTCTTAACAAATGTACTAATCTTACTTAGTCCATTTAGTTTATTTATAATAATTAATTTGCTGTCTACAACATAATTTTGCAAATCAAATACATTTTGCAAGTTTGTTATATTTGATGTAGAGAAGAAGGTTAACAAAGCATCCCTTTTTGCAACTTGTGTGTCCTTGCCCTTTTGAGAAGAACGTTTATCTATTTCCTTTTGGTATCTATCCGATACAAACTTAACTAATCCCTGAGCATGCTGTTTAGTGTTTGTTATCCTTTGACCATCTCTAACCTTAGTGTTATTATATACATTAATCACTAAGTTTAACTCTTTATTTGATTCTAATTCTTTTAAAGTTGAACCTGATATCTTTCTAAACAACTTACCAGCATCTGAAAGCTTTTTGTTTAGTAACTCTGTATCTGCTTTAGTTAAAGTTGCGGTGCCAGATAAATCGTCCAACGTTGCATCTTGCATCCATACATCTTTTGAAGGCTTTAACTTTGTAGCTATTACTTGTCCAAATGATGCTGACATTGATTCAAAGCTAGATCCATTATAAACAGTATGCCATACAATACCTATTTTAGCCCTTGATATTACCTTGGCTAGATCACTTCCTGTCGGTACAGCGTAAGCAATAGTATTAGGATGGAATACAATATGCTTTACTCCACCAATATTCTCAGTCTTAAGATCTGACTGATCAAACATAAAATCACCTTGTATAACTCCTGTTATACCTAATGGCTTAAGATATGTATACGCCATTTTTAGCTTCTTAGCTAGATCACCGGAAGTATCGGCATCAATATCTTCATGAGACTTATAAACCTTGGGGTTCTTATTGAATACACCTTTCTTAGCAATAAAGAATTCACCGTCAGATGGATCTTGACCAGCAAACACGGCAGGGGCACCGTCCCATTTTACAGTAACGTCAACTGCAGATTTTGCGTTACCGGATAGCATATCTCTTAGCGACCTTAGCGCGAGAATAGCTTGGCGTGCCCCTTTAACTCCACCATCAAGAATTAAATCTTCAATATGGATCATATGAGTATTCTTACCAGCTGCTTCAGATAATTGTGACTTAAATGATTTCATTTATATTTCCTTACTCGTTCCAACAATTTTAGCTTTAGGGAAGATTCCTACCCTTGCGTTTGGTACTGTGACTCCACCTGCTCGTGCTGCACCTCTTCTAGCTTGGTATCTTATCATGTAATAAGCTTCAAATTCTCCCTTTGGCATATCACCATTGTTACCTTTATGAGTTGAAGTAATTTTGTATGGACCATCTCCAGAACCTACAAGAGACATGTTGCCAAGATGGAATTCATCTACATTAGATATACTCGGCTTTCCACCGTATTCTGGACCGAATACTGCTTCTTTAACTAATTGCTTATCTTTGATTTTTCTAAAGAATGACTGGCCTGATGATAAACCCTTTGGCTCTTCAGCCAATACAGCTTTCATAAACTTTTGAACGTCTTTATTTGCCGCGTATTGCTTATATGATAGACCACCATACTGTTGATAATCTTTAGCAGTTCTTCCTGCCTTGTGAGAAATATATGCTTGTGGATCTCCTTGAGCATCAACTAAAGTCATATCAGACTTAGGTTCTTTACCTTGATATTTGCCTTCAGTTTTTACCATCAATGAAACATCTACTTTTCTACCATTAATACTTAAAGATATTTGACCTAGTTTTTCCTTAACTAATATAGCATTAAGCTTTTCGTTAAAGTCTTTCATTGCAGCATCTTCTTTGCTAGTACCAGATCCTTGACCTTTACCACCAAACGATGGAGTCTTAAGGAAAGACTTAGGGATTGATAATTCACCCTCGCTGGTTTTTACAGTCATTGCGGTGCGGTTAAGAGGAAACTTTCCATCATCAGCAGTCATGAATTCTTTAACTTTATCTAACTCGGATAAATCCACTATAACATTAGTGAATTCAGTTGTTTGAAAGGGTAGACCATCAGCCACCTTTTTGACAAAGGCAGCAGGTCTGTTTTCGTCTTTACGAAGATCACCAATCGATAATGGATTAAATGGTCTGGTTCCTTCTCGTAAATAGCGTTTGAACGATAGCATGTATATTCCTCTTAAAATAAAATCTACAGTACTATTTATACTAGTTTTACTTTTACTTTTCGAGCGGTGGCCTATAATCTCGGTTAGGATGAACATTATCTTCATCATCTACAGTAACAACTCCGATAGCTTCTAACATATCAATCATCATTGCTCCACCATGTCTTACTCCAGTTCTATACGATGTCCAACCACAACCTGTCACACAAGCAATTACACTAATCCACATCCACAATTCAATCATTCCATTCTCCAAATACTGATGGCGCGAGTTTTCGTGCTTCTTCCATGTGGTACTCTCCTGGGAAATGTTTAATTGCGTAATACGCTTTAAGTCGAATCTCTTTAGGAACCCTAGGGGTTTTCTTAGGGTCCATTAATTCTACTAGAAACTCTCGAGTATTTCTAATAGCATAGAATCTTTCATTCGGCATTGTCATCTTCGTACTAACTCCTCAATCATGCATGCTTTATGCGTAGGGTTTACATTAAGTTTTAGTACTGCTTCAATATGAGCAGTGTCCATTTCAGCAATAGGTATCCAACGAATTGGTTGGTCACCATTGATACCATAAGAACCCCAAGTTAAAATTTTAGCTTGAATTTCGTGAGGTTCATCATCATACATGCACATATCAATTTGATCTGAATGAACAGACCGTCTTACATACTCTAAACCACCGTCAACCATGTATTGTTTACCATTGGCATCAGTATAAGTTTTGTAGTCATGCCTGTGCTTAGATTCAAGGATTGTGCCATCGGGAGTTTGTAGTGCATTAACTATTAAGTTCATTATACTTTTTTCCGGTTTGGTTTAGTGTAACCATCCTTGGGTCTTGCGTGTTTAGCCATTTCAGATTTATATCCACTAATGATAAACTTTAATTTGTGCTGATCAATATGAGGTACCATTTGAATAGCTTTTTTAACAGCAGTTAATTCTGCAAATCTATCTTCAGAAACTGTTTGTTTTAGTTTGTTGTTAACGATATCATATAGATTATATAGGTTATCCATTGATAACGGCTTTATTAGATTTCTAGCTTCAGTTCTATAATCTCTAATAAGTGGTTCTTTATCGAATCTTTTCTTCATGCTGTCTCCGGCTCTAGGTCTATGTTCATAGTATCTTGAGTAACTTTAAGGCCTTTCTCTTTGCATCCTTCAGCAAATAGATCAGCCTCTGCGCCTGTAGCAAAAAGGTACTCAGCGAGAACATTCTCAGCTGAGTCCTTAGCCACTACCTTATGAGCCATCCGACCCATTAGATGGATTCCAACAAAGCTTCAACATCTTCAATTTCACCTAATACTTCAGCCATGTTTTGCTTATGAAATACACGAGACATCTTATTGAGAATCTTCTTAGGGATATCTACTTCATCAGATAACTCATTAATAGCTTCTCTAATAAACGAACGTTCGGCTTCCATGCGAGTAAACGAATTGCTTACTTCTTGCATTGCGCCTTTGATTCGTGCTAGATCGTTCGGGCTACTTGGGATAATAATATTGCTCATACTTGTTGCTCCATATATTTTGCTGCGGGTTTAAGTTCAATAAATTTTCGACGTGATTTAGAGAAAGACTTCATAGGTTTGCTAAACTCTTTATAGACTTTCGTTGTTGTTGAACGCATTCCAACCAACTGGCCTTGTGCGTTAAGGATGTAAATATGGTTAGGGACTTCATAACCTAAGTCGTCCCACTGAGTAATTTCTTTGAATGCTCTTAAATCTGACATATTAGCACCACTCGACTGAACGTGTATGAATATATACATCAACTCTTTCAGCATGACGCATTGGAAGACTTTGATCATAAGCTCGGGGATGTTTTCCATCAGCCACTGCATGAATAGCCCTAGGTCCACGAGGCATTACACTTACACGATACCTTGGAGATGGACTAGGCTTAACATTAGACCAACCATTAACATAACGATAATTTGACATACGATCAGTTTCTTTAGCCATCTTATTAATAGCTTTAATAGTATTTCTAATCGTTTGTAATTCAAGCATGTCACCGGCTGATGCGGTATGTGCTGTAGTAACGTAAGAATTTGTTCGGTTTGAGTCTTTCATAATGTAGTTCCTTATCAGTTTATATAGGTATTATACCATAGTAATACCGTTTTGTAAAGGCTTTTATTAGACCAATTTGATCTAATGGGTCACGCCTTAATAACCAGATGTCATATGGACATAAGAATCTTTACATTCCGTGAGTGGTTCCCCACAGTCACATATTAAAGATTCTTCATAACTTGGCGCTCCAACCAAATCTCTTACTTGAGCTTCGGTCAGTTCACCAACTGTTTTGTTTGCTATAGCCATTGCTATTTCTTCAAATGATTTCATATTAAATTCCTGTCCATCTGACGTTTGCGGGGTTAAGTTCTTCGAACACATTACCTCTTGCGAAGTTTGTCGCAGGAGCATTATAACCAGCAGCCATTAACATATCACCTACGTTAAATGGTTGTTTAGTTTTATTATCGGTTGCTTTAGGGGATTTCTTAACAATGAAGCCAAGAACGTTTGAACGATGTCCTCTTTCGGACTCTTCAGTTTTGATTAATTTGATGTAGTTACGACCTTCTTCATAGTGAAAGACCATATCTTCCATTCTCTCTTCAGCATAACCTTCACCGTATGAATACTCGCTGCGGCTGTAAAAGTGCTTAAGATCAGCTTCCATAGCTGCTAGGAGGTTGTTAGTTGCAGTAATTAAATCTTTCATAATGTAGTTCCTTATCAGTTTATAAGACTATTATACCATAGTTTATGACCTTTGTAAAGGATTATTTTCATTTATTTTCACATAAAGGTGACCAGATCTCACAATCTGGTCACGCTATGCCTATAACTCTATAGGAAAGATCTTAGAAATCACGTCAGCGCAAACTAGAGCGATATCAGCGTGTTCCTGTTGAGTCCCATTAGATCGTCTTAGATCTATATAATGTAACCAGCTTCTCAAAGTACCGTTCATATACATACGGCTAATGGTATTACCCTCCGGCAATACACAACGAGCTTGCTCCTTAGCAATACCGTTATCAATAGCCCAGTTGTATGCGCCTTGAGCAGTAGCAATAACTTTCTTTTGTTGCTGGATCCAATGTTGTTGTAGTAGTTCATCATCAGTCGCAATAGAATTTTGTCTATTCTTTGTATCTTGTAGACGAGCTTCCCTTACAATAAATGGCCAACCTTCACCCATCTCTTCCGGCTTAGCGTAGCGCTGACTAAACTCTTGGAATGAAAAAGATCGATGCCTTAAGACCTGGCGTGCAATATCTCGAGTTGTTTCAATTTCCATACAAACCGATACCATTTCTAATGGAGACCAATGTTGATGCTTCATTAGATACTTTACTAGTTTTTCAGAAGTCCCTTCACTATTTTGATTGTTAGGGTTTGAAACACGTGCGCAATATGCAACCATCTGCAGAAGATCATCATTGAGTTCACTTTCTGCAGGTGGTTGACTATATGATATAAGCTTTACTTTCATTAATACTAATCCTTTTCTTTAATAGTAATAGCAGCGATGCCATAAAGTAATCCTAAGTAAGCTAGTACTTTAGCAATACCGCCAAACAAAATAATAGAACCACAAATAGCAATGATAGTAATACCATCAATACTTGTTCTTTCCAGCGCTCTTTTCTTTAACCAATCCATATATTTCTCCTTTTATTAACCTTCAAAATTAAAATCAAATGACTTATCTTTCTTTTCTCTATCGCCCCATGTTGCTATGGGAACATCTGGAATAGCCATATCTGACATGATATCAGATTGAGCCGATTCCTCTACATCATATAACTTCATGCGTGCTCGATCAATACCGATTACGAACCTTTTGTATTTACTTACATCGTTATAACGATTCTTCAACTGCTTAACCATAACTTGATTCAATTCATCTAATTCTTCAGTAGCAATTAGAGCAAACATTAAATCAGCAGTTGCTGGTAAACCAAAGGATTCAGAAGTATCTTCCAATCCAACATCAGTATTACCAAAGCCTGATCGTGTGGTTTGAGTTGCTGTCATGATTGGAACATTAAACTCAATGGCCAATCCTCTTAACTCTTCAGCAATAGCTTTGATATATGTATAACTATTGATGCTCCCACCCATTGCTTTCATACGAGAAGATGAACAAATATTGAGATAATCAATATAGATCATAGATGGTACAAACTTCTTCTTAAGCTTCAACTCATTTAATAGAGCTCTGAAGTGACCAGAGTGTGCGCTACCGGTAGGATACTGTTTGATAATTAGTTTACCTAGGTTAGCTTGTGCGATCTTAGCGATCTTTTCACTGAATACGTTCTTAGGTAAAGTTTCTAATTGTTGGATTGGTAGATCCATTAGATTAGCATCAATACGTTCAGCGATTCTTTCTTCAGCCATTTCCATTGTAATGTACAGTACGTTCTTACCTTGCTGTAAAACACCAGCTGCGCCATGACACATGAATAGAGATTTACCTACACCAGTACCTGCTAAGCAGACATTTAATGTTTTGTTAGGTAATCCACCCTTTGTAATCTTATTAAAGTAATCTAGGTCAAACTCAATCTTTTCTTCAACATTATTATAGAACTCAAAACGAGCATCAGAATCATCGATGTAATCATGGCCGATGGCTTGATCAAACGAAACTCCTAATGCATTTGAGAGTATTTCAGGGATAGCACCATCGCTACGTTCTTCATCTTTACCATCAATGATTTGAATGGAATCCATAATCGCAAGATATACTGCACGATCTTTACACCACTTTTCAGATTCATTAATAAGATATTCAGTATCAACATCAGACTTAATTGCGATTTCATTGATCAAACGTGATGCTTGGTTTAACACATCTTCAGGAGCAGAAACTTTAGTTAATTCTAGATCTAATACTCTGCTTGTAGGAAGCTTATTGTGAGCTCCAACGAAACTCACAATAAGATCAAATACTAATTTGTGCGTACCCTCAAAGTATTCCTTTTGAATGTACGGTATTACTCTACGACAATAATCATCATTATTAAGAAGATGATTCAGTATGTGCGTTGGTAGTTGACTTGATATTTCCAATTGTTCCCTCACTTATAATATGTGTTAATAGATCGCCAAGATAATTATTAAAGTCTGGATCTTTAGTTAGCTTGCTATCATCAAATTCCCCTGGGTCATTGATATTATATGTAAACGATAAAGTGGCAGAATCTATTTCAACAGACTCTAAAACTTTAACTGTTCCATAGATAACCCTTACGTCCTTGTAAGGGGATTCATCTGTTAAATGAATTGCATAGAAATCAGATCCAGGATGTTCAACTAGCTTATATTGATTATCCATCTATTATACACCATTTTGAGTTGTTTGTACAGGACTTTCTGGGTCAAAATCAATTAAAGATTTATGGCCAATCTGGTACTGCTTAATTAAAAAGTCTTTGAACTTTTGAGTCTTAAGAATAGGTTCCCAGAATTCATCTTCTCTAGTAGCTTTTTCTCGCACCTTTGGTTCAATCATTTCACCAGTATCTTGATCTACACGACAATACCAACCATTGTTAGGTTTGACTACAAAGCCACCAGCTTGAGCAATATCAAGTAGACCGCTGTTTCGTTCAACACCACCATCCCAAGAAACCGATACGGGAATCTTAGATTTTTCTTTAACCATTCGTGACTTTTCAACATTGATAATAAAATCATAACCTGTAACTTCCATTCCGGTCTTATTTTGTCTACGACCTAGAATCCAGATATTATCAGCTGAGTAGTAAATGCCTGTTCCACCTGAAACAACTGCTTTAGGGAATAGACCCATTTCTTGATATGTATGATTGACTGCTAATAGAGGCACATCTTTCATAGTCAAGTAAGGTGTTACCATACGGAATAGACCTTTAATAGCTTTAGCACGAGACATATCAGCAACTGATTTCTCATTCAAAGCATCTTCTAGTTCCTTCTTAGAAGCAAGGTTACCAATAGAATCAATAATGATAACGACTTTATCTTTACGTTCAATAGCATCTAACTGACCAACTAGATCAAACTTAAGTTGTTCCACATCTGTAATTGGAGTATGCAGTACACGATTAGTATCAATACCGAATGCTTCAAAATACGATTGTGGAGAACCAAACTCAGAATCATAGAATAACAACACTGCGTCTTGATGCTCTTTAAGATATGCACCAGCCATCAATAAGGCAAATGAAGTCTTAAAGTGTTTTGATGGGCCGGCAAGAACTGTAAGTCCTGAAGTAAGTCCACCATCTGGATCTCCTGAAAGCGCAACGTTAATCATTGGCACTTCTGTTTTGGTCATAGTCTTTTCGCCAAAGAAGATGCTATCAGCTAGAACGGCTGTAGTTTTAATCTTTGAATTCTTTTTCAATTTATCCATTACTGACATTAGTACATTCTCCTACGACCATTAGGTCCCATATCATTAGCTTGCTGCTGACGTTTTGTTCTGGCCAGAGCTTCTGCTTTCTTACGCTTACGCTTCCATGTCGGCTTTTCATAGTATTCTTTACGCTTAACGTCTTGAAGAACACCAGCAGCTTCTACGGCTTTCTTAAACTTTCTCATCGCGACATCGAATGGCATATCTTGAGGTGGTCGCGATTTCTGACCTTTCCGATATTTTTGGGGTTCTGCTGTTAATTTTACACTTGGCATAGTTTTCTCGTTTTATTAGTTTATAAGGTATATTATAACATAAATTCAGTTAATTGTAAACTGTTTTTTTCATATTTTTCAATTTTATTTTTATTGTCTTGAACAACGAAGCTTGAATCAACACTCTCTAATCTACCTTCTAAGAATAGCTTAATAGATTGAGCCATATCAGCAGCTGTTGTAACTGGGACATTTTGACATATATGATTTAGATTGCGTAGTCCACCTTGTAATATAAAATCATCAGGTAGTTTCATAATGGTCAAACATTCACGAATCGTAAGATACCGATCTTCTACAGGATGCGTTAACATTGTTGGCATGTGGCCAACGAAAGCTCCAATGTAACTACTAGGAATTTCAGTAGTCTTACGCATAATGTTACCACCAGCTTTTAGCTTAGCGTACATGCGTTTACATTTAATAGCTTCACGTTCGTATCCATGCTCAGTCATCCAATCACCAACGATGTTATAGCAAGTAGTTCTACCTAGCTTTTCTTCGATATAACTTAACACGTTTTCTGATCTCTCTAACTGAGCCGCAAATTCTGGATGAGTCATTCCTGGATGAATAACTTCTAAAATATATTTGTAATATGGATTATCGGTTGGCTTCTTTTGATTAGTCAAGATGTTCATTGGATCATCTTCTCTACGCTCTACTGACATAATCAAATCTTCAATGCGTTGATGAGGTCTCCAAGTATATCGAATAAGCGGCGTTGTTTCACTCTTCCAAAAGAAGTAAAAAGATCGATCTCTAACCTGACTTAAACCATGAAGCTTAGACTTAGTTTTAAATAAAGAGAAGGTATAACCATGTTGAGAACCAATTCTACGTAGTCTTTCTACAATAGGTTCACCCATCTTACTTGCTAATCTTGGAGCATTCTCTCCCCAGAATACTTTAGGCTTAACTGTTCCTAAAACATACTTAGCGCTTTCAACCATCCAATCATTTGCTGAATTATCCGAAGCAGCTGCAGGAGAAAGGGATGAAAGGCCAGCACAAGGACATACCGCATTTACTACGTCTACTTGTTTCATCTTCTCAGTCACCTGAGACAAATTATAATATGGTACTTCATTATTATAATGCTCTAAAATGTGCTGATCATTATTAAAAAACCCATCATAAGACATGATATATTCTGGCCTTTTCCCAAAAACTTGTTCCATTGCAATTGTTTCACCACCAATGAGTGGTACTATAGATGCATAATTCATGATTTCTTTACTCGCTCTCTAAGGTCTGTTGAAGAAAACGAATGCCTTCTTTTGTTATAATGGACAGGAGTTAATCCTTTTCCTGTATGTTCTTTATCCTTGTATTCTTCTCCAACGATTCTTATATCAGGATTGATTGTTAGAATCATATCTACAAGTTCTTGTTCAGTTGAGAAAGGTATAACCTCATCTACATAGCGACATGCTGATAATTGAACATAACGTTCAAATGCTGTTTGAATTGGTTTGTTCTTAGAATCAGGTCTATCAACTGTTGGATCAATTAATAAACCTACTACTAAATAATCGCATAGTGATCTAGCTTCTTGTAGCATTACGATATGACCAGCATGAAATAGATCAAACGTTGAACACGTGAATCCAACTTTGCCACCAATCGGTAAATCATTTTTGTTCAAAAACATACTTAACTTGCTCCATAATAAATTGTTTTTCTGGGTGATACTTATGAATTCTTATAAGTTCAGCCGCTGTCAACACGCTTAACAAATCCAATTCAATGTTGTTATATGTTGCTAAAGTTTTAAATGCCATATCCCAACGATCCATTCTTGGATAGTTGACTCGTAGCGATGCTAAAAATTTAGCTACATCTAATTCAGTACAACCAAACATATTAGGAATAGGATCAATAAGAACTAATTCATTATGCTCTTCAGTAAAAAGCATGTTCTTTATTCCAAAGTCTCCATGAGAGAACGAGGAATTTAAATTCCATATAGTTCTTAGTAATTCTACCACTTCGACATATAAATGAACCTGTGCTAGATGAGCATGGTCTTCAATCCGATCACAGTAACTGCTAAAACTAAAAGGGCTGGAGCTGGGGATTCTTTTCATTGAATCTAATGATTCTTGAATTAACGCAAGAGAAACATAAAAATTATTAATAAAAAAATCTTCATCATGATCAATATATTCCATAGTAATAGTATCACCAACTACACGTTCAATCTTTGGCGTAAGAAGCCAAGAGTCAACATCAGAAAACCATTGCTGAACTGCTAATGCATTAGTATCAGTTTTATGTACTAACTTTCCATCGGTGTAAATATCTGAACCAGACAATCCACCTTCGAGTTGTCTTATATCAGTGGTGATAAAATCTTCTGGGGATATACCTTTGTCGTCAATATAGTAAGCGCCTAATGGTTTATTAAAGCTTAGCGTATTATACTTCACATTGTTATTTGATAACCAATCACGAATCTGTAAGCTATACTTTTCTGCAGCTTCTTCTCTTGAAGAGCATGATATAGAACCACGTGCTGTAAAGATATCAACTGTCCAACCTGAATTAGATAGATCATTTAACTTATTGATCAATGGCCAGTTAGGTTCAGCGTTTTCCCAATCTCTATTCTTGGTATGCGCTAAAGTATCATCAAAATCTACTATCAATCTTTTATTATGTTCCATTAAAAAAATGCCTCTAAGGAATTAACCGGAGCTTTATATTCAGCTTGCTTTCCATCTATCATTATATGCTGTTTTTTCTTTAGTGTTCCTACAGCAGAAGACATAATAATTTCACCTTCTTTTCTTAATTGTGGAGCATCTGGAAAATATTCACTAATTCTATCTATGGCACTTATTTTAGATCTAGATCCCATAGCTTGTACTTGCGATAAGAACTTAGCTCCTAGAGTTTCAATATTGTTAAAATCAAATATAAGTTTTCTACATGCTTCAGTTCTTTCGTTCCATTCATTTTCACTCATAGACAATAGGATATCAGCTAGCTCTTCTTCTTCTCTAGCTTGTGATATTAAAGGTCCCTCAATAGCACCCCACTTTCTACCATCTGGCGCATAAGCATTATCTGCAAAGTGTCGATTCATAATAGGTAGAGTTAATAGGAATGATTCAATCATGGTATATTCCATGCGTGTACCATACTCATCAGCGTTCGAAAGCTTGTAGCCACACCATGAGGCCTTGCAAGAGCCAAGCTGTTCCATACCCCAATCATAAAGGTAACTATCATAAGAATTAATTTTACCATCTTTAGCTTGTTCTTTTTCATTCAAGTTATAACCGCCATCTTTATTTAAAGAATGTTGGTATATCATAGGACGAAACGCTGGAACATATGGAGATGGATTGATCGTTAAATCTTCAGAATACATGCTCACTGAAGAGATAGAGTTTTCGCAGCCTATGATGGATAACTTCCAATCTTTCATATGAGGTTGAATACGGCAAATCATTGCTGGATCTTTTAAAGGAGACATTCTCCCAAGATACAACAAGTGGTTTTCCCTTTCAGAATATGATTTGCGAAACTTATCCATAGATTCTGGAACAATCCATATTGGGTTTTCTATTAATCTATTAGATAACCCTGGATCAAAGTTGGTATAAGCTTCTTTACTAAAACCATCGAGTGACTGAATCACCGCAGTATCAGCATGAGAAAAGATTTCACAGGCTTGTGGTATAGCATTAATGTTTGTTTTTGCGATCGAATGATCATGCATAATTTTTAACGTATCGACTTTTTCTAAGAATCTTCTATATCGATCTACGTATGGAGCTTGCTTACGAGTTGGATGAGAATGAAATACTGACATGTCACAACTGTTTACAGCATTGATAATTTCATTACTAACATCAGTATCATTTTTAGCAATTTTGTATACTTGTCCTAGCCATTGAGCATGTTTTGCTCTACCAAAACTTTGACCATTATCAAAATCTAATATAATTGATTCATGGCCAGCATCAGCTAGATACTTTTCGAATATGAGAGCGCCTCTTGTAACTCCACATCCATCGATACCTTTACCGAATATAAACGCTATTTTCATAATGTAAATTCACCTTTTTAATAATAGATCTATTATAACACAGTTTGCTTCAAATGTAAAGGCTTTGTGCTAAATTTTTCAATAAAAACATTAGACCAACTCCGTTGAGTAGAATCAACGCTCGATCTTTCCACAGAATAGATACCCACAACCATAACATAATACCGCATGCAGATAAAGCTAAATCATACATTTGTAAACCATCAATACCTCTTATCGACATTGCGGCTAATACAAATACAGAAGCTACCCATTTGACATACCAATCAAGAGTCTGCTTTGGTGTAGCACTCTTATAAATTCTCTTTGAATTTTGTAGTTCTTCAGGAGCAATTGTTTTTATATCTTTAGGACTCATTATTCGCCATCCCAATTTAGATCAGTCAATTTACGTTGCTTTTGCTTAAAGTCTTTACGATCGTATTTACTTTCGTCTTTATGCGTTGCAGGCTTATGAAACTTATCCATGTTCTTTTTAACCGGATTTGGTTTTGCGCGCGGTTTATCTTTAATAATCATTTTTGCACCTTTTTACATTCTTCAAAACTTCTCATACTATATCTTACGCCATATAGATCATCTGTATTCTTTACAGAAAACGATAACCATATCATCAGTAATACTCGGAGTAACCATACTCCGTTTGTTCTATTCACATTATCTCCTGGGCACCATCCATTCGTTTATTTTAATTGAGGAATGAAACCCAATGCCGAGTGCACCAATTATTCAGATGAGGAATAATACTCTGATTCAAACTCTTCATTAAATAAGACGTGATGATCAGTTCTTCTTAGGAATACATTTCCATTTGCTGTTTGGCATAACACAAAAGTATCACCTATATGATAACCTTCAGGCATTTTCATCATGTTGTGGGGTTCTAATTCAGAGTTAGAATCCACAAAACATATCCCTTGTCTAGTTATCTCGAACTTGTAATCTACATATAACACTTTCTAGCTCTCCCACTCGTCATTCGGCGTATGCCATTCTAAAATTTTACGATGAGCTGCAATTTGCTCAGTATAAACTTTAAGATCTTCCGGATGCGCTGACAAAGGTTCATCTAGATATTCTTCAAGATCTTTGATGACCGAACGTGTTTTAACTACAAACAACTCATCAACAAGATCTGAATATAAATCCATCTTTACAAACGGTCGATTATTTTCATCTCGTAATAACTGCATTATCATTTCCTCTTTATTAAAATTTGGTACGCCTTAGTGGATTCGAACCACTGACCTACGGCTTAGAAGGCCGTTGCTCTATCCAGCTGAGCTAAAGGCGCAATATTCTATTCCGTTGAGTTCCAAATACTATCAGACTCAATTCCATCCTTCATTGCTAAATATTCTTCCATTTCATTATTATACACGTCTTCGGTATCTGGCACTTCAAGCGCTTGCAAAGCAATTAACTCTTCAAATACACTCCACATCTTTTCAAAGCGCAGTTCAGTGATATACCTTAAACCTAATAATTGGTTTTGTAGAATATCAGCGTCTTTAGCATTTAAACTTAAGTTATCAGTATTGTGATAAATTAAATCGATATCTTCGCATGTACTCCATGCAACCATGATGGCTTGTTCTAAATCAAATCTATCTTTTGTCATAATTATACTTATACGACGTAATCGTATACAACTCCTGCTTCCGCAAATAATTCTTCTGTTATTTTATTTGACTCTAACCAACGATCTGGTGTTGAATCATCTAAACCCTTTGTTACTACTCTTGCTACTCCAACTTGAATAATACCCTTAGCACATTCTGCGCAACATGGCAATCCTTGAATATATAACGTAGCGCCATCTAATGAAACGCCATTATATGTAGCATTATATATACAGTTCATTTCTGCATGTACTACGAATTGATACTTAGCTTGCCTGTGTTTTAATCTATCAGCAGAATCATTAATACCTCTAGGGAAACCATTATAACCTTGCGCTAGAATTTGTCCTTTGGAACCAACAGCCACAGCTCCAACCTTAGTTGATGGATCCTTAGACCACGTAGCAATTTGTCCTGCTAAGTTTAAAAATCGCTTATCCCACTTATATTTATTCATTATAGTACCAAGTCAAAATGGCGTTCGTACACATGAAGGTTTTGAACTTGCCAATGGATATCACCTACTTCATGACCAAGATCTTCAGCCATGTGTTGTAAGACATGAAGCTGCCATGCGTAATCATTACGGTAACCGAATATAACATCGTTAGAACGCATTTGAACTACACAATGGACTTTGTCATCACGGATATAATATGTGACTGAGTTAGTGCAAATGAAATCATTCTTACCATTTTCATTATACTCATTCCATATTGATGGACGTGTATAGATCATTGAAGCTCTACGAGAATCTGGATTAGTCAACAATTCAGTTAAAGCACGATCCCATTGATTAAAGTATTTATCAGCTTCAATCAAATGACCATAGTTTGAATTGATTTCACCATGTTGATTTGCAGTCATTCGCCATGCTTGCGGTGGCTTTTTATCATCAAAGCCAGTTCCATAGATATCATTGATATTAGTTGATTGTGAATTATACCAATCAATTTCAGCATCAATGTAATCTTGGTTAGGTTTACCAAAGATAGCATTTTCTGATGCTAAGAATGAAGCACCTAGCAATTCAATAGTTTTACCGCCGGTGCGATCTTCTGTAAAGTTTCTACAGAACAATTCATTTATAAAATATGAACGTACATCATCAATTGTGTTATGCATTTTTTCGATACCTATCGTCAACTTCGGGATGCTCGGATTGAGCTGTCATTAAAATCATTAACTGAGTTGTTGCGTGAGCTAAGTGAGACATACCAGATTCTGGATCTATATCTTCGCCACTGTGCCATTTGTTTAGATGACGTTGAATAGAAGAATACGTACGTATCCAGCTAGTTTCATGTTGGTCATCACGCCAATTGTTTACACCATACTTTTCAGCGCCAAAGCCAAATACGACAGCAATGTCTTCAAGACATTCTGGTGGAATCAAGCCTAATGGTGGTTTTTGATCATCGTACTTTGCCATTACTTATTATACCTCAAAACTTAAAGATCTATTATAACATGTTTCAGGGGCTGTGTACACCATTTTTTTAGTTTCTTTATCATAGTTATATATGCCCACTAATTCGTAGTCACCGCTGATAGCATCACCAACCCAACCGTATACTCTATGAGCTAGTTGAGACTTAGGCCAGCCAGTTCGTTCTTGAGATTGAACTCTCCAAGAATACTCACTTATATTTTTATTTAACTGGATTTTACTATAGCTAACTTTATGATCTGAGTCAACGCCTTCATGATCAAACGTGTCATGATATGGTTCTGGGTTATCGGTATGATTTAGTTCAGTCATGCCAATCCATTCAGCATAATGCCCTTTCATAACCATAGGTAATATATTACCCTCAAGATCTCTATGAGAGTCTTTCTTATTAGACTTAATCAGAATGGCTTCTTCTAAAGCGCGTTGTCTAAATTCATTAGTATCGATGTTTAGGTCGTCAAGTTTAAATTTCATAATGTAGTTCCTTATCAGTTTATAAGACTATTATACCATAGTAGAAGCAGTTTGTACACTGTTTTTTTAGATCATTTTGTTATATGGATATAACTATTTGTAAAAAATATGTTGGTCAATTGTGACTGTTCTATTCAAACTGTCTGCCCAATATGGGTGAACATTATCTGCGTGATAATGCGTTGCGCCTTCAGTAATATCTTGATTTCTATAATACATTAAATTAGCCGCAATCTTTAAAGATGAATTCCATGTAGCACTGTCTTCAGGTACGTCAGACTTGCCATCGCAAAACCAGCTGAATTGACACATATGTCTTACTGGAATAGTTGTGCCTTTCCAATTTTCAAACCATTGCGCTTGATAGACTACATCACAAACATTATTTGGATATTCATCACTCATAACTCTGTTTAAAACTACATGAGATACTGCAAGTTTACCAGCAAGTGGTTGATTGCCAGCTTCAAAATAGATGTTCTTAGCCATGCAAAACACATCACCATTTTCATCGGAAGCTTGAGCCATTGGAGCTAGAATTAAGACCAATATTAATACTGGCCACGCTAAGACACAAACCCAAATTAAAATTTTCATAGTTATTTCTTCAAATTTCTCTAACATAATATAATCCTATATATTGTTTTTAAATACGAATTCTATAGCTCTATCAGCTTCCTTAGCTATGTCACGTTTTCCATACCAACCACCAGTTTCGTTATCCAGATCTCTACAAATCCATTCAATTTCTTTGGAAGTAATTGGATAACCTCGTTGTAAAGCATTGCCTGCTGTGGATACCATAATCTTGTACATTTGTAGATACCATCCACCGCCATTAATAACTTTATATTCTTCAACTTGCTTTTTATTTACAAATGGACAATCTTTATACCCAGTCCATGTAAAACTTGTATTTTTTAGCTGGGATTTTCTATGCTCAATAAGTCCGTTTCGAATTGACTCTGGAAGCTTATCGAAAAATGATTCAGACTGTACGACGTATCTGTGAGATTCCATGAGAGCGGTGGGATCCATTGTAGATCCAGAATGTGAGAAGATGAAATTGTAAGCCCCTTTGTATTGACTTGGTACGTAATACATTCGGCTGAGGTCTTTAGTTTGTGCATCTGCAATATCTCCGATTTCTTTGTTAAGCGCGTACCAGAAATGTTTGATTTTATCTGCTGGTACTTCTGCTGTTAAAGGGAATACTAATCTAAATTTTAAACGTTCTTTAGTAGAACTTGCGGTAGAGTAACATACGTAGCGATATTGCGAATACTTCTTTTCAATATCAGCAATATCGCCTTCGTAGTCATCAACATCGACAATGCCGAAACCACCCCAAGCAGTAACATTACTATTAGCTCGGGTGGTTCCGGTCTTATATGTGGCTGGTGATATTAAAGGTGCATCAGTTTTCTTTTGATACTTATCACCATTAGCCAATTTGTATAATACGCTTTCAAATTCATCAAACGTGTTATAATCCATACGTTTGTTGGTTTTGTTGTCGTATATGTTATCAAATATTGTTAAGGCGACCATGATTATACTCATGTGATGGAGCTGTCCAGCCTTCAGGTTTAATGAGATCTGGTAGTCCTAATGGATTTGGTCTAGATTCCTTGACACCTACTTCCTTTGACATGTTTGCGCTATGGACTTCTTGCCATGCTTTGTGAGCGTCAATACCAAATAGATCTAGTGTTCCAATTGCCACTACACATAGATCAATAAGACCATCAACGATTTCTTCAGCATCCTTTTCGCCTGTAGCTTTAAACGTTTCATCAAACTCTTCCTTAAGAAATGCTACACGAAAATGTAACAATTGCTCAAGCTTTTCAGGATTATTTTTAATCCATTCGTGTACACCATACTTTTGGTGCATTTCTGCAATATCTCTTACCCAATCTACACTCATACAATAATTCCTTGCTTTGGTGGTACCATAATGGTACTAGTTGCTTGCTCGTACTGAGCAATGATTTCGGGGATGGGATTAAGAATAAACACAATATTTGTATCTTTAATTTCTAATCCATCTGCAGCATCAGTATATGGCATGAATGGCATGAAGCCAATTTTGCCTTCTTCGGCCGCATACATTGCGATCGGGTTTTGAACATAATGTCCATCAGGGTAATCACCTACGTACTGTGCTACAATTTCTTCGCCTGTAGTTAACCTGTATAATTTAATGTCTGACATGTTTTTCTCCTTAGTAATAGATCTATTATAACATAGTTTTAGTTGTTTGTACACTGTTTTTTTAAAAGAATTCATCCAATGTTGCTACCTCAGCAGATGTCCATCCTATGGCAGATAGAATAGGTTCAATAGCATCCAAGAACGTTTTGTTGAATTGAGTATCATAATCAATAAACCGATGTAATCCAAACTCCTCTGGAAGGTAATCACCAAAGGCGATAACGTTTTCCTTGATTTTGTTTGGAGTACGAAGATAGACGAATTTGATCTTTTCACCATTTTGGATTTTGTTATACTGATTCTTTAGAGATAAATCTCCAATCAGTTTGTTGTGTAAGATACTGCCTCTACAATGAATTGGAGTACCTTTCTTGTATATCTTAAGGTTATCCATGTATTGCGTAAGGTTAGTTACTCCACGAGGGAAAGCAATTTCATGAGGCGGTAATGATTTGAAGTGATTGCGGAATGTTTCAATTTCCTGTTGAACTAGAACTTCATCGCCAGCAATAATGGTTTTAAACATTTGCTTAAGTGCCGCTCGACATGGAGCTGGTGTTGAAGATTTAATAGCTTCAATGCCCATGATCTTAAGCTTTGGCTCAGCGTAGCGAACACCTTCGTTGTCTAGTACATTAAGGATATACCTTTTCTTTGCTGTCCAGATGCCACGATCGGCGATAGCTTCACGTTTCATAACCATTCGATTTTCAATGCCACCAAGCATTTCAAATAGTTTAGTATAAGAATCTTCCAAGACAGTTTCAAGCTTTTCCTTGCAAACTGTATCAACAAATTCCAATGGGTTAACCGGACTGACTGCTTTAACTAGATCATCTAGCACTACGTAAACAGAATCAGTATCAATAGCAACAACGTAATCCTTTTTGGTTTTAAGTATTTTTCTAAGATAATCATTGATGGCAGTTTCAGCCCAGCGAATAGTAAGCTGGCCGGTTAAGGTAATACCTTCAGCGATACGTTGATCAAAGAATCTAAAGTACTTATTACCTAACGCACCATATAAACTGTTAAGAAGAATCTTAATAGACATTTGTTGATTTTCAGCAATACTAATATCACGTTGGATTTTATACAATTCGGTCTTATTAGTTTTGTCTACTTTTTCTAGTTCCTTCTGAGCTGCAATCATTTGACGTTTAATGACAACACGTTCGCTGTACATTTGATCAATAATCTTAGGTAGTATCCCCTGCTTATCAGTAGTAAAATACTGACCAGACGCTGCCATACATTCATTGCTAGTTCTAGGTGGAGTTACTGGAGATTCAGAAAGTTTATCTACAGTAACATTGCCAACCTTTCCACTGATAATAGTTTCAGGAGACATGTTATACTGCATAATGATTGAAGGATATAGTGAGTTTAAGTCAAAAGAAACTACCCATTCGTGCATTCCAGTTTTAGGATCTTTGACGTAACCGCCAGGATATGGAGACTTAAACTTTTCCTCAGCAAAGGGTACAATCACATTATTAGCATACAGATTTCTAAAGATGATAGCATCCCAGATTGCTGTAGTACCCATTACGTCACCATAGTTAACACCACCGCGATATGCCATGGTGAGAGCTAGTGTAATGAGACCCATCTTATCTTCCAAGCGATCTACCAATTCAACATCTTTAATGTTGTAGTCAATAAACTTTTGGTGATCGTATTTGTAAAGAGTGTGTAGGTTACCATGCTCTTCGTATGAAAGCTTGTTTTCACCAAGAACTACGTGAGCAATATGATCAAGTTTATATGTTTCTTGAGGGCCGTAAGAGTAACCAAACTTTTTGAATAGTTCAAGGTAATCCATTTGAGCAATACCTTGGATTTCATATGCGCATTGTTTACGCTGCATAGTTGTGATATCTCTACGATCAACTAATCCCCAAGGTGATAATCGTTTAGCGAATTCTTCGCCATGGATTCTTAGGATGCGATTGACGATATATGGTATATCAAAGAACCTTGAATTCCACCCTGTGATTACATCAGGACATTGCGATGGACTAGACCAATGAGCAATATACTCGAGTAACAATTGAGATTCAGTAGCGCATTCCTTATAGACTACACGACAATCTTTCATGTATGTTTTTTCTACATCGTAAGGTTTTAAACCCCACACGTAATATGTGTTATCAATGTTATTTTTCATACCGATTGCTGTGATTTCGTGAGCAGCTTCTTCAGGCTCAGGGAATCCAGAATCAGATTGAACCTCAATATCAATTGAAGTTACATTGATTAAGTTACGATCAAATTTGATATCACCAGGGAATGCTTCGTTGATGTAAGCTGGAATATGCTTATTGTTACCATAGATATGCCGACCTGCTGTTTGCTGATTAACTTGTAACCATTCTTTAGCATCGCGCATTGATTCGAATTTTACGGGAGCAACCTTTGTCCCATCGAGTGCTGACCAACCAGAAGGCTTTGTTGTATTAACAAAGAAGGTAGGTTCATATTTAATTTTTTGTTGTATTTTTTTGCCGTTGTCATAACCACGAAATAGAAGCTGATTACCGTAACGAGATATAGATGTATAGAATTTCATAATGTATCCATGCTGAATAATAGTATATTATATCACACTTTCAAGGTATTGTACAGGCTTATTTTTAAAAGAATAGGGAGGTTGTGACGCCTCCCATTCAGGTTTTTGCGCTACAGACTTGCGGCCTGAAGAATTATCATAGTTGGAGCAATCAACATTGACACTCCAATCATCATAATTGCTTCGAAGCCAGATCTGAGTTCGGCTTTGTGCTTTCTTATATAGCCCATTATTTAACTCCAGTAGATGGTTTATTACAATCCACTGAGTTTTCGCTGCTCACCGCCATTCAATCTTGAATGAATGACTTCTTCTTTGATGTCCCAGTAGATCCGATTTCGATCTTCCTAGGTCTCCTCTCTTCTGGAACTTCAACCCTGGCATTCACCACAAGTATTCCGTTCACCATTGAGGCCCCGTCAATTACGACAAATTCTGAGAGTCGGAAGCTCTTCTCAAATTTGCGGGACGATATACCTTTATATGCATACTCTCTTTCATCATTAGCGCTATCACCTTTAACTAAAAGAATTCCATCCTTGACTTCAATGAAGATATCTTCTTCGCCAAAACCAGCCACAGCAAGTTCAATAATGAAGTTTTCATCATCGATTTTTACAACATTGTGGGGTGGATAGTTATCTTGGGATCTTCCAGCTGAGTGGATTCTTTCAAGTTCGTTTAGTATGGGTTCAAACCCGATGAATAAAGAACGAGGCACGTTCATAGTATTTCTTACCATTTTTAATTCCTCCTAAGGATATTAGCAAGGTTAATATTCAGATCCCCTAATGGGCAATCCATTATTATTTATACAGGTTTTTTTCCTGTTTTATTAATTATGTGATCTTATTCAAAATTCTGTGAATTCGACCACACTTCATTAATTTGTTAAATTTCTTATATAGCTTTCTTATCATAATCTTTGTTGCTGTTACCTATATTGTACTTAGGGCACAACTGCCATTCCGATTTTTCTTTATATGGAATGACTTTAATTTGTCGCAATGGTGCAATATCTTCAGCTTGGGATGCGGTAACAAACGTAATGAGACCCCAATCAGAAAGTAAAGTAGCGATTGTATTTCTGCGCTGAACGTCATTCAATAGCAAATTAGATGGTTTTCCATCCAATAAGAATAGTTCTTTAAAGTGAACTATAAAATATCGACCTTGTTTATGCAGAATATGACACGATTGATATAGCTTAGAATCTTTCCTAGATGCTACGCCAATGCGCGTTAATGTTTCTCTAATCTTCAGAAAATCATCAGGTTCATTTAGTGTTATTTCCAACATTGAAGCTGGCGTCCATGACACTATTATATTGTTATTTTCGTTTTCCACCTTTATACATCCTCAATTTTAACGTTTCAATTTGACCATCAGAAAATAGCGATAATACAGATTTAGCTTTTTCATTACTATAACCATAATATTCTTTGATGACATCTAGATTTTCTATTTCAGCGGGCTTAGCCCATTTAGAGAATCTTTTCTTTTTCCTTATTATATTTATAAAAAAATCGAATTGAAGACGATGATCAATGTGATGGTTTTTGTTCATTTCGTTAGCGTATAAAATAGTATCAGGGAAATACGATAACCCACGGTTTACCATATATGGCGAGTAGCTTTTTTCAGCAAGTTCATCAACCATAATATCTTTCTTGGTTGTGTTAATTGCATTTAAGTAATCAAAAGGGTTCATTTGAATGAAACCCCGGCCATGATTTCAGTTAAACACGCTACAGTATTTAACTCATGATCTGCAACAAAAGAATTCTTATATTGATAATCAGCAAGAATAAGCACGAGTTGTGGTAAACTTGATGGTTCAACATAGGAAGTCATATTGTCATAGATTTTTCGATATATTGCGGCAGGTTCAGAATCAATATTATTTGAAACCCACTGTCGCATAGATTTGAAGTTCTTTTCTTTTAAGAAGATCATAAGATCATTCAAAGAAACTTCAGATAAAGACACTAGAATACCAGTATCAATAGTACCACTTGAGCCATAACGCTGCAATTCATTTAGAACTTTACGCCAATCTGGCATGTGTTTCATAATGACTTCAGCAACTACGCGTTCATCATATGTAACACCTTCGGTATCAAGGATATGTGTACAACGCTGTAAAAATTGACCACATAGCTTAACACTGTCTTTCTTTGAAACATTAAAATCGATAGTAGTGCAACGAGAATGTAATGGTTCTATAATACGATTCTTAAAGTTGCATGTCATAATAAACCGGCAATTGCCAGAGAATTCTTCGATAAACCCACGTAATGCTGGTTGAGTAGATTGCGCATTAAGATAATCTGCCTCATCCAAGATGACTACTTTGTAGCCACCTTGAAGAGAAACAGAACTTGCGAATTGCTTTATCTTAGTACGTAACGTGTCAATCCCAGACTCTTCGGATCCATTGATTAGTAAATAATCTAGATCAAGTTCGTTACACAGTGCTTTCGCAACTGTAGTTTTACCAAGACCGGCCGTGCCGGCAAGAAGCATATTGTGTAGGTCACCTCCTTTAACAATATCTTCAAAAGTTTTCTTAATTGAAATTGGTAAAACACAGTCTTGAATTGTCTGTGGACGATATTTTTCAACCCAAAGAAACTCAGACATTAAAGTACCTCCCAACCAAGAACAGTATTAACACGGAATGATCTCCATGCATCTTTATCAAGAGACCATACAGCCAAGTGATGAGATTCAGCGTCAATTTTATCAACTACAATAGCTTGATTATTGGCTTCTAAAACAGTAGGGTTGAGGGTACAAGGCATGACTCTTACTTCATCAGAGTCAATTTTTTGAAAGGTTACAGTAACTGTACCTTTTAGTAATGCTTCAATCAGACGTGAACATTCGTTACGATCCATAATAAATCCTTCATAATAAAATTAAATAATAAGAATACGAGGGAGCTACCCTCGCGTTAAGCTAATACAATTTAAGCTTCAGCTTCTACTTCAGCTTCTACTTCTGGAACAGAACCTGTTACAGGTGCTTCACCTTCTGCTGGCTTGTTTGCTTCAAGGAACTTAACGATCCGATTACGAAGACCGCCAACGGCTTCCATTTCTTGGCCTTCAAATCCACCGCGCTTTGAACAGATATCGATTACCTGTACACATGTTGCGATGTCCTGTAGGGACAATTGTACTTGCTCTTCTTGAGCTTGAGTTACTTCTTCAGTCATAATATTTCTCCGGGTTTTAGACTAATTTAAGAGATCCCGACAATTCGGCAATCTCCATATTATCCCTATTATATAAACATAACAAGGTATAATTCTCTTTGTGCATAATTATTTATACACCAAACTTTGACGATTTCTCTAAAGCAATAAAATAATCTAATGGATCATCAGCATGACGCCAGTTAGATATAAGCTTAGAGGAGATCGAAACTGTATAGTTGCCTTGTAGCATTCTCAAATTAGAGATACTAAAGACGTAGTTAAACGTGTTATCATTTGCGATACCTAAGTTGATATCAAAGGTATTCGCAGTAGCATCTTTCTCGTTAAAGACTGAAGCTGTAACGTCCTCGCCTGTACAAGTAAACGCTAGTTCAGAATGACCAAGAACTGCAGCTGCTTTTCGGATCTTATCCATATTTTCAGCTGAGATATCCAATACAACTTCACATTCAGGCATGTTGATATCTTTAGTTGGTTGAGTAAGAATATCAATTTCCGAATAGAAGTACTTGATCTTTTGAGAGCCATCAGTCATAGTTAAATACTTTTCACTGAACTCCAATGATGGTTCATCCATAAGACTAAATAAAGATAAGAATTCATTGAGATCATAGACCCCGAATTCGACTGGGAAGTCTTCGATAATCGAAGCGGAAGCCATAATTGTTTTTGCTTCGGCGATTGTCTTCAAAGACTTCCCAGGTTTAAACACTAAATTCGAGTTTATTCCTGCATAGTTTTTTAAGATGTTAATTGTTGCATTTGAGATTTTCATAAAGTTCCTGTTCCTGTATAATAAGATATATTATAACACACTTTTTGAGCTGTGTACACTGTTATTTTCATTTATTTTTGCGGTCATGTTCAAACAATGCTAAGAAACCGTAGTGAATGATTTTCATCAAATCTTTACGATAGTCGTCAGGTGTTTCACCTTTCTTTCCATAGCGACCATTGTATTTGTCTACGTTTCCTAAGAAGAAACCAATGCCATGACCACGGTCAATGATTACTTCAGATGATTGAAGGCCACCTTGTCCATAGTGACCTCCATAAGTTTGATTAATATAATCGCTAAACTCAGCAATCAATTCATCTTCTCTAAACTTGTATTCAATTTTACTCATATGAAGCTTCCTGTGTTGTTTCATTTGTACCATCTATAGTTACTACCCCATCATCAACTTTGCTGTATAGATCTAAGAAAGCAGATTTAGTATCTTCATCAAACCTTGCGATACATAGATCTATTGCTTTCGTTCTATTATTGAAAATTGAGAAGGTTTGAGCAATGTGACATAACCTACGAGTTGAAATAACTTCATCAACACCTTCGTCGTAAAACGTCTTACGAATAATGTCAGCCCATGTAATAAGTTTCTCTACGAAGTCTGTATCCTCTACACCAAATTTAGTCATATGGTTATTAAGGATCTTTGTTTCGATTGACGGAGAAGGGAACTGTTGATCAATAGCAACGGTAAATCTTTCTAAGAAAGCTTCATCAATAATCGAAGCAGCAGTAAACCTTCCATCCTCAGAGCCTTTGCCTTTTGTATTAGCCGTGGCTATAACATTGAAGCCAGCTTTAGGAGAAATTGTTTCACCCGTTTTCTTAACGAGAACAGGCTTACCTTCAAGTATACCTTGTAGACACATAATCTTATTTGTAGCACGATCAATTTCGTCGAGCAATAAGATTGCGCCGTTTTCCATTGCCTTGAGAACTGGTCCCTTAGAGAATACTGTTTCTCCATTAATAAGTCTAAAGCCTCCGATGAGATCGTCTTCATCTGTTTCTGGATTGATTTGAACACGAATGAACTCCCTATTTAGTTTTGAACAAGCTTGCTCTACCATGAATGTTTTACCATTACCTGATAGACCACTAATGTAAATGGGAAAGAACATTTCAGACTTAACCATTTTAACGATATCCGAGTAAGCACCCCAAGGTACAAACGTTGGATCTAGTTTAGCAAAGGTTTTTTCTTCGTTAACAATTGATTGCATTTTAGCAATGTTTTCAGGCTTAGCGATAGTAGGAATAACCCTTTGTGAAATTGATTTAAGTTGAGCTTCTAAGCTGTATGTACCAATTTTAACTCTAGTATCTAACAACGGTACAAAGTCTTTGCCAGTATAACCCATGCTTTTGGCTGTACTTTCGATTATATTCTTTCGAAAATGGATTTGATCTGGATATTTAGTAGCCAGTTCAGTAAGAATGTTTTGAGTTGAGATTTTCATAATATAGTTCCTTATCAGTTTATAAGACTATTATACCATAGTATCATAGGTTTGTACATCATTATTTTCATTTATTTTCACTAAAGTGTGACCCGTTTCTCATAACTAGTCACTAAGCGACTTCCCTACCAAAGGAAGTCATTAGTACCTTGTTTTGCTTCTTACTCTTAGAGAATTTCTTAAAAGCAGTAGCCATTTGGTTTTTGGTTTGATCTGAAGTTACATTGAACTCATCATCCTCAGTCTTTAATGCATTACCACCTTTGATCAAGTAGAATGAATTGTAACCAAGAGTATTTTTCATTATGACACATTTGTTTTTGTTATACTCTTTTCTAACAGTTCTTTTTAGCTCATCCCAAGATTGATTAGTCTTATAAGATATGCTGCTAATCTTATGATTCCAATCTCTATTCTCATCAGCCATAAAGAAACCAATGGTATTTGTATCATATCGCTTAGAGATGTTTTCAAGCAAACGTGCTGTAGTATCACTCATCCTATCGACCTGTACTTTTCTCTTATCAATCACAAAGGTGATACCTTTGTACTTTGGAGCTGTAAATAATTTTTTATCGCTTAGAGCACTATCCTGATATATTTGAACTTGATTAGCATCGCCATCACTGAAAACTACTAAATTCATTTTTTCAATTTGCTTCTTAATTTTGAATTCTCTAATTAAACGATGACTTGCGACCAAAGCTTGATTCAATGGAGTAGAACCAAAGTCTTCAGCCTGGGAGATCATGTAAGTTTGCTCGTATCTATTAGATTTGGTTCTCATGTATAAGTGCTTAAGAGAATCTTCAAAATCAGCTTTCTTTAATGATGATGAAGTTAATAGTGGCATTGACAGATTATCTAAATCCATATCACCATCCATCATATCTTCCCATCGAACATTTGAGTTTGTTGTAGTAAATCCATAAACATCAAACGGTATGTTAACACCTTTGCAAAATAGCACTAAGTGAATAAGCTGATCAATGACGTGAGGTAGAGAATCATACATTGAACCAGAATAGTCAATCAACATAATCATACCATGGTTCTTACCATCGTGCAATCTAGTTGTTTGTTTAAAGATATCTTCATTGGTTTTGTATGAAAAGAGCTTATTAACATCAATGACACCAGTTTTGGCTGTAGTAGCTTTAGCCCATTGTGTTGCCGCTTTTCTCATTTCAAACTCTTTGATAGCAATAGCAACACTTCGCTTTGTAGTCTTAACGTAAGAGTTATAACCTTCTATGATTCGTTGATACGTATCTTCCATTCCGCCTTCAGCCATTCTATTTTTTCTATCAAGAGCAAGAGTGGCATATGGAATTATGATTTTATCAAACATTGATTTGCTTATGTCTTCACAAACTAATGTTTGCTGAATACCGTAATCGCCTTCTTCACCCTCTAGGAATTCTTTTTCAGCATCTCTAAAGTTTGTGTCAGTTATTGATTCATGAATAGGATTTTCTGATAAGACTCCACCACCTTCTTCTTGGGTTTCCTCTTCATCTTCTTCAGTATCGCCTTCCTCTGATCCAGAAGGAAGATCCATTTGGATATCACCGTTTTCATCTTCTTCGTATTGAGGAGTATCTGACTCAGTATCCTGATCATCTTGGTCTTGCTCGTCAGAAGAATCTTCATCTTCCTCTTCTGGCATTTGAGCTTCGGTAAAAGCTAAAACATCTCGTACTAAGTCTAAAACTTCTTGAAAGGTTTGTGTCTTATTAGCTCTATCCATAAAGACATATTCTTCATCACTAAATGGGACATCTATATGAGATCCTACTTTAGCATGTAGATTGATTTTATCGATAAGCATTAGTGTATCCAAATCCGTTGATGTAATTTCACCAAAGAATCCTTCGTTAAATAATGTGTTGTAGCCTCTACTGAATGGACCAACAAGTCCTGGGTATCTACTTTGAATTTTTCTTTCGATCCTAGCATCTTCAATAACATTGATATAAGACCTAGGACAACCCTTTAGTTTCTCTGGGCTATCATGCCAACCCTCGAATGGAGTCTCCAATGCATGACCAACTTCATGACCAACAAATAGATCGTATACGTCTTTACCCATATCTTTCCACATAGGTAAACCTAGGACACGATTCTTGATATCAAACCATGGAGTCTTATAATTGCCATGACGGATGTCAATATTCTCTTTAGCGAGTAATTTTGGTAAACTTGAGTTTGCGTACATAATATATCCTTCCTTTCAATATATGTATATTATACCATAGTTACACGCGAAAGTACACCTATTTATGAAAATAAGTGCACTTTATTTAGACCGTTTTGTTATAACCTTAGATCAAAAAAGAATAAGGGCTATAAGACTGCTTTGATGTGTTCCATATCAATAATGGCTCCACTATTGCCATCTACATCAATTGCCATAGCTTTAGTCCAATCAAGGAATACTCTTTCTCCTTTATTCAGGTGAGTAGCCTCAGGACCTACTTCTAAAACTAAAGCGGGTTTAGATGCTCTAGAAATGTCTGTGGTTAATATAATACCACCAAGTGTTGTTTCTTCTTTTTGTACTTCTGTAACTAAAACGTTACGACCAATCATTTTCATAATCTCTTCCTATTTTATTTTGCTAAAGTTTCTATCTTTAATGAATTCAATTTTAGATCTAAATTTGTTCTCTAATATATCACCTTTATGAGATATAATAAAGACGTTTGTTCCTTCTTCCAAAGTGCTTAAAATCTTGGTTAGATTTTCAACACCGTCTACGTCAAGGCTAGAATCAAAAGTCTCATCTAAAACCAAAAGATTAGTTGCTGCTGAGTTTTTCATCTTAGCAATTTGACGCCAAGTAAACAACAAAGATAAATCAATTCTTTGCTTTTCTCCTTCAGAGAAAGATGCGTAGTTAAATGCATCTCGATGTCTTGATCTAATGGTTTCATTAAATGCTTCGTCTAAATGAAATGCTACAAAAAAATCTAATGTTTGAAGATAACTATTAATAAGTTTATTCATCACTGGCAAATATTGCTTAATGACTTTAGTTTTAATTCCAGTGTCTTTTAACATTTCTCCAATGACTTCATTATAAGTTCTTTCTTCTACATACTCTAGTTTCTTTTCAGTAATAGAATCCTTTGACCCACGCATGTCTTCTAATTCAGTTTTAGCGGTTTTAATATCTCCGCCTGAATCTCCTAGAGATTTAATCTCCTTTTGAATCTTATCTATTTCTTTTTGAATAATCCCGATTTTATCGTTGTTAGAATTGATTGTACGTTGCTTGTCTAATAGAAAATTCATACTAGTAGAACCATCAGCATAATCCTGATCGTTTTGATCCATTTCTATTTTTAGATCTGCCATACCTTTTTGTATTTCAGCAGCAGAAGCTTTTATTCCTTTAATCTTTTCATTACGAATATCTTCATCTATATCTTGGTCGCATGTAGGACAATGTTCATTATTATCAAAGAACTTAGATTGTTCAACTAGATCTTTAATTTTTGATTTGAAATTTATGTCGTACGATTTTAGACGAGATTCTCTATTCTTTAACTCTGCATTTTTAGCAGTTTCATGCTGAAGATATGTAGACAAATTAAGACCAAGATCCTGAGATTGCTTAAACAAACCTTCAATTTCTACCTTATAGTCTACTATGGATTCTTCTTTGCTATCAACCATATCTTTAGTAACAGCTTGTAGATTTCTAATGTATTTAGTCTGTGACTCAATTTTAGTTTTAAATAAATCTAATGAATGGTTGATCTCGGAAAGTTCTTCTTTAATTTTAGAATTACGTTCTTTGAGAAGCATATTCATTTTAGAGAATATATTGATATCTAATAAGTCTTCAATAACTGCTCTACGCTGCCATGTAGGTAATTGCATAAAGGGAATAAAAGAACTACTTCCTAGAACTACAACCTGATGGAATGATTTATGATTTAACTTAAGGATGTTTTGCTCTAAGTACTTTTGGAAATCACGGGCGTTAGAAGCTTGATTTATTTGATTGCCGTTTTGCCAGATTTCAAACTTACCTGGACGAATAGCCCGAATGATCTTAAACTCAGAATTACCTACATCAAACTCAACTTCAACCACAGTGCCTTTCTTATTGATACTATTAATCAATTGATCTTTCTTAATATCACGATGTGGTTTACCAAACAATCCATATGAAAGAGCGTCTAGCATAGTAGATTTGCCAGCTCCATTTGAGCCTACTATAAGAGTTGATGGGGTTCTATCAAGTTGTATCTTAATTGTATCTGAGCCAGTAGAAAGAAAATTCTTCCAGCTTACACTCTTAAAGTGTATCATAGGTACTTAACTCCTAACCAATTAGCAACCTTAGTTTTTAGCCAAGATTTGTTTTCCATTCTAAGACTGATGCCTGTATCGTCTATCCTTGCTGCCTCATCACCGTCTGAATTATTCACGGTAAGATACGAACTCATAGTTCCAACACTATTAAAGGTACCATCAATTGTTGTGATCAGATCATCGTTAACGTAAAATTTTAGTCGCTGATCTACAGGAACATCTAAGTCAAGACCTAGTTGTTGTGTAAGCGGGAATTGTAAATCAAGTTGTTGTTGATACATTACACCACCTCCAAGTTTTGTGCTTCAGTATATAGTTTTCTCAATTCGACTTTAATGTGCTCTTTATCAAGGTCAGTCTCTACAGCTTCGACATATGAATCTAATAGCTCAGTTGTATCCTCAAGAGATACTTTACTATCTTCAACACTTTCACCTTGGTATTCTTCAAAGCTTTCAGCAATTTTCAACTCATGTGTTTCGATACTTTGAAGTTTATCAACAAACTTATCAAACATATACAAATCGTTTTTAGCCGCAACGATTAGCTTAATAAACATGTTTTCATATTGCTTAACATCGACATTACTATAATCAGTATTAGTATCATCGTATACTATTTTTTTGAACATAGTGATTGGATTACGAACTGGAGTAACTGATCTATCAGCAGTATCTAATACATGAAAGTATTTTGGATCATCACAATCTGACCAAGTGAATTCCATTTGACCTCCAAGGTAATGAACATTGCCTTGACTCGATTTAGTATGAAAATGGCCAGTTAAAACAGTTTCAAATCTAGAGAATATATCAGCATTCATTCCATGTGGATTAGTTATACCAGCCATGAGTTCAAAACCCTTTAGCTCAAGGTGAGCACCAAGGATAGAAGCTTTGCATGACATAGCCCATTTAGTGTATTCTTCATAGTTAGCACTATTAATCCAAGGTAATACCCCAACTTTACAGCCATCATAATCTAAAACCGTCGGCTTCATTATGATATTTACATTGCTAGTAAAGTATCCAAGAAGTTCTTTAAGGGAACATAGTTCATTGGTGTTCTTAAAATACACATCATGGTTACCAGGAATGATATCCATAGTGATACCCATATCACGCATAGGCTCAAGAAAATGCTTACGATTGGCGTGGAGAGCTTTAAAGTTGACAAACTTTCTGTGCTCATAGTAATCTCCAAGATGTAATATATTAGTGATACCATGCTCTTTAAGATATGGAAAAAAGATTTCACTATAGAATCTTTCTTGATAGTTCAAAAATATATCAGAGGAATTTCTGACACCGCAATGTGTGTCATTTAGAATAGCTATTTTCATAGGAGGTTATACCATAAATAATTCTAGTTTGTCTTTCTCTTTTTCGATCTTAGCAAACTCTTTGATCTTATCATCCTTGGTTCTAACCTGATCAATCCTTTGTCTCAACTGATCCACATACTCCATAGTTTGCTGAGCTCCGTTAGAGTCCATACCCATAGCTGCAAAATCTTCAATACCCATTCTTTCTATGAATCTAAACTTAATGTCTTGCTGCTTCTTTTCTTTAGTGATACGTCTAATAAACGCAAAGTAACAAATTTGAGTAAAATAAGAAAACGCATTAGGGTTACCTGTTCTAGTAGCAGTTTCAATTCTGTAATTATTGATTGCTCTTAAACAGTTTTCAACACCATCCATTACCATTTCTTCACGATAGGTATATCGAACAAAGTTTGGTCTATGTGATAGTCCTTCAGATATTTTCATGAAGCATGTTGCTACATAATTAGTTACCTTAGGAACTTCAAGATCTTTTTCCTTTGCTTCATTTGCAGATCTAACATATTCGACAACAGCCAAAGAAAACTCTTTGTTGTTAACGTAGTGTGGTTTAGCTTTAGCTTTTGCTTTAGTAGTCATTTGTATCTCCTTTAATATAGTCTATTATAACACAAAATAAGGTCAATGTACATCATTATTTTAATTTAATTTATTTTACTTATTTTGAATAAAAGGATGTACAAATGCTTAAAAGTGTGATATAATATAGATGTTACCGGGGAGGTTAGGGGTATACTATAATTAATGAACCGTTTCTTTACCTACATGATCCGTACCGGATGCATACCATTCTTCTTCATCGGTATCATCAAGATAATCATCTTCAATGTTATCAAGACCAGCTTCATCTTCTCTAGTACAGAATCGAATGTACGAATGTTTCGACTCCTCAATGATACCGCTTTGCATAACGATAGAACTCTTAAGTATTTTAAATAGATTCTGTTCAGAGAATGGGAACCAAGATGAAAACATATATACCCCTAGATTGGATATATGCACGACCGCAGGTCGTTCAATGATGTACGCATTCTCGGTAGCATTGTTAACCAAACCGATGATTTCTTCACCATTAGTTAGTTTAAAATGTCTGATGTCTAATTTTTCTATAGTCATTATATCTCGATATTGTGTAGTTTATAATCAAATTTTTCACGACTGTAAATTCGAATTCTTTCAGCAGCGTGTTCAAGTGTATAATTCTTTTTAGATTTCCAATGTAGATCATCCGCAATATCGTATACCTTAGTATCTATACCGTCTGCAGACTTACGTAATCCACGACCTATCGATTGCAAAACCCGAATCTGTGACTTAGACGGAGAAGCAAAGATGATGTTATGTAGACGCTTAATATTAATACCAGTACTAAAAGTACCCATGGAAGCAACAATAATTGCGTCATCTTGTTTCTCAGTAAGCTCCCTGATTTGTTCTCTCGTATCCACATCGGTTTCACCTGAGACATAGAACAACCTCCTATTATTTCTTGGCAATTCATCAAACTTTTCCTGAAGCATTGTGTGTAATGGCTTACCATGTTTTTCTACAAATTGAAACAGTATTAATGTATTACCTTCTAGATCCATAGCCAAATTAGCTATGAAGTTATTTCTTGGTTCGTACTTTACGATAAAATCAATCTCATCTTGGTATTTCATTTTAGAGACTAACTTACAATACTCATCGCTGTACTTTAATAGTAATACAAAGATATCTAAACTAGCCAATGATTTTTGTTCAATCAATTTAGCAGTTGTGGTAACCTTAAACACTGGACCAAACAAACCTTCTAAAACTAATTGATGAGTTTGCGATCCATCTAAAGTTCCTGTAGTACCAACTCTATAACCAGCCTCTACACATTTTTCCAATATAGACGTCAATGATTTAGCTTTAAAGTTATGAGCCTCATCGCCAATAACCATACCGAAATCTCGGAACCATGGTGACTGCATCTTATATATCGATTGCCAAGTACTAATAATAACTCTTTGTTTAATGTTGTACTTTTCTTTGCCGCCATAGATCTTATGGCAGTTTTCTTCTACAGACCAATCATCAGTAGTACTATAATCTGCAAAATCCGAATACATTTGCTCAACCAAAGATGTTGTAGGTACAATCAATAATATGCTTTGATCATGGTATTCTAAAAAGTACCGAATTGCTAGATATATGATTAAACTCTTTCCAGAGGCTGTCGGGCTTAATAGTAATGCCTTTCTATCTGATAAGGTGCACGAGAGTGCATCAAGTTGGTAGTCCCTTGGTGTTATCCTTTCTCCGTTAGCAGAGAGTGACAGACCCTTAAGGAAGGTATCTATGTCGGGTAGTTCGGTTGCATTAGGCCTACCATACACCGAATTGTCCTCTATAACGAGTTCATAGTCCCTAACATCAGCAAATTCCTTTAAATACTTAAGTAAACCGCCGTATATTACCTTTTTTCGTACATCATATAGGCGTATTTTGCCGTCCCACATACGATTTTTGTATGCTGGCATGAATTTATACCCTTCAACAAAGAAGCAAAAGTGCTCTGAGATTTCCATCTCTATCCCCGGTTCAGTCACTAACTGGAGAAAGACTTCATTCTTCTTTTTAACTATTATTTTTTCCAAGTCACAATTCCGTCGTATAATGCATATGTAAACTTATTGGTCTTTAATTCATAACCTGTAAAGTCTACAATTTTTTCTTTAGAGTTTTCTGAGATAAAATCTCTCAGCTGAGACAAAGAATGCCACTTACCATTCTTCTTTTCTATTTTATCTATAAGGGTCATTTAGTATCCACCACTCTTAAACCAGCCTTTACCTTTTAATTGAAAACCGCCACTAGCAACTATAACTTTTTTTAACTCTTCTTCTTTACATTCAGGGCAAATTGATAATGGATCATCTACAATTCTTTGCATTTTCTCGAATGCGTGATCGCATTTCTTGCATACGTAGTTATATGTCGGCATTAACTAATTTACTCCAATCTGTATCTTCGGGCATCATTTGAATTTGACCTCCAAACTCCTGCTTTTCTATCAACTGATTATAGATACCAGCAGTACTCATTCTAAGTCCGTAAGCTCCTTTAGGACATCTGTAGACTGACCCACTTTCACCATAGAAATGAACTTCATCCTCGTGATCAAACGTAAGAGTAATACCACTGTTCATTCGCCAAGCATCACCATGTAGATAACCACCGCTCCATCCTGCGAGAACTTTGTAGAAAGGGAATGTGCCTTTGCCTTCTTTGATCTTTAGTACTACCCAGTTGTCTGGCGTATATTCACTCATTCGTCTCTTCCTTTCAGTAATCCAGTTGACCACCTTATTGGTTGGCCGTAGTGTTCTTCAAATTGGCGTATCAGTTCTTTGTATGTAAGCAGTGTTTCTGTTTGCAATTCATCTAGCCAATCTTGAAGTTTATTCCAATCTTCAGCTCTCATTGGCGCAACGCTGTACTCAGATTTACCACACCAGTATTCTTGTTCGTCTAATCCATATATGTCAATACGGCCACACGAATATTTCTCTAGATATTCTTTATACTCGTACTCGCGACCTAGAGTTTTTGAAGTCTTTTTCATAGTAACAAATGGAATATCTCGATCCTCGTACCACTTAGTAGATATTGGTCCCATCCAATTTGTGTTATAGCTAATCATTGATTACATCCCGCTAGTGAATTTATTCCACTCAATAATATTTTTAATATTTTGATGTCTCCACTTTACGTTTTCAAGTATTTCTTTTAACGTATCGACGAGCTCTTGTGTGTAATGCATTTTGGCTTGATGTTCTTGGATTAATGGATCTGCATCATACCACTTATCCATATCTCCTTTAAGTACTGTTAAACCATTCAAAGGATCGTATTCCCATCCTTTAGCATCAATTTCTACTTTACTTAATTTACCATTGTAGTGCATAAATTTATCACGTAGCAATACCTTAAACTCAAGATCTAATTTCTTAAATCTTAGTCTATTAATAGAATATAGTTCTAGGTATTTTGAATGAAGTTTAGCAGAATCTCTAGCAGATTGGTCTAATTGTAATTCATCAATTATGGAATCTTTCTTCCACATTTCAAGTATCGTTTCAAGGTTATTCATTATATCTCCATAGTATAGAATTATTTATAAGGTATAAAAATACCTACTTTATTTCATAATAAGAATAGTGTAAAGTTACATCAGCTTGTAAGTACTCAATATCAGTTTGTTGAGTTGAAAATTCAACGGCAGATAAAGTAGTTGGAAAGCAATCCTTAAATGTAATCTCTTTTGTAACATTATTATGGCTACTCAATATTGCTAAAGTAGCGTCTGATTTAAACTTTTCGCCCTTATTGATTATATTATGCATCCAATTAAACATTTCAATATAGTTTTCCATATCTTCTGTAATGTTAAATCTAATAGCTAAATCCCCAAACGCAATTCTGTCACCGGTCATAGCAAGGTTAGAACCTTTATATGGAACGGCAGCTTCAGATAGAGTTAAATCTGGTAGAGTGGCTGAGGTACAAAAGTATTCAACATTAGCATATTGCGTTGAATCAATTTTGAATTGAAACCCGGTAGGGCTTAAAAAGTTTTTATTTGAAGTAGTCATATATCTATTTATACGCCTTAAATGTATGAATTATAAAAATGCCATCCATGGCCGGCTAACTCCTTTAAATCTATTCTTTTTCGGTTTCAACACCAGTCTTATCAGCAACACCTTTGATAGTACCAGATACAACATCCAAAGTACCTGCAGTAACTCCAACAACATCTGAAGCAACTCCTCCGACAATACTTTTAGTTCCATCAATAACAGAATCTACAGTATTACAACCAGCCAATAAAACGACGGTCATTAATGCAAATAACTTGTGCATAGTAACTCCCTCATTTTCAGTATTTCCGATTGAGGTATCCTTCCCACTACTGCGGTGTGTACAACTTAATACACAGAACATCTTCCTTGTACTTATTTATAGGCATAAAAAAAGGGCCCCGAAGGACCCTTTTAAACATGTTGCTTAGCTTAAGATTAAGCTGAGACCATGATACCGTCAACTCTAAAGATTCTAAAGTATGGGTTAGTTCTAGCTGTACCAACAGTTCCGTCAGTAGCTACGAATGGATTTGCAACCATACCGTAACGAGTCTTGAAACCAATCTTAGGCTGGAAGTCTTGCTCACCAATTGCTTTAACCATAGTTAAAGGAACATATGGGCAATAGAATACACCAGCGTCATATGGGTTAGTACCCTTATAACCAACAGTTACATAGTCAGCATTAGTACCAGCGGCGTATGGATCAACATATACCTTGAACTTACCGTTAAGAACACCAGCAAAAGTATTACCAGTATCATCAACATTCAAAGAAGTTGAAAGCGCAGGACTATAATCCAACATGCCAGAAGCAGCAAGTACTGAAGCAACGTCTGAAGAACAGATAACATAGTTACCTTTACCACGTCTAGTTTCTTTAGCAATTTGGTTAGCTTCTCTTTCGATTTGCATGATAAGACCTTTAGCCTTCTCTGCCAACCAACGACCATCTGAATCGGAATCTACATTGAAGATACCTTTGACGGCTACGTTAGCTTGTCTAGCACCTAGAATAGCAGAAGAGTTTACAGTACGAACGATCTCTCTGTTGATTTCCGCGAGGATTTCAGAAGAAAGAATGTTAGCAAGTTCAGCTTCAGCATCTAGACCGTGGACTGCTTTAAGATCTTGAGCAAGTTCCATAGTGTATTCAGCTTTAAGGGCTCTTGACTTAGCAGTAACAGTAGCTTTGTCAATTGTGAATGCCATTTCACCGAAGTTAGTACCACCACCGTCGCCAAGTGCTTCAGCAGCTGCAGTTGAAAGACCAGTACCGTAAGTTGAAGTGATATCTGCAACAGCAGTATCAAGGATAGAGCCATCGGAATCAGCATCAGTAGAAGCTTCTAGACCAGAAGGTCCAACTTCTTGAGCACCAGTACCAGAAAAGCCAGTAACAGCTTCGTTGTGAAGAGCTTCATCGCCAGATTGTTGAGTATACTTAGACTTCATTGCAAAGATAAGACCAGTAGGTCCAGTCATTGGCTGAACGCCAGCGATATCATAAGCGATGAGGTTAGGCATTGCACGTCTTACTAGAGAGATCAATACGGGATCGAATCCCTTGACCGCACCAGCAGTAGCGCCCATACCAGCACCAACTACGTTAGCTGCTGCTTCGCCAAGGAAATTTCCCTCAACTGAAACTGCATCTTCACGAGCTGCCATTTCTTGGTTCTCCAACAAACGAGCTGTAACAGCTGCTTTATGTTGGTCATTAATTTTTGGAAGATCTGTATGGCCTAGAACCGGTGACCATTTTTCCATTAAGTTTGAGTCTGCGTTAAACATTTTTTATTTCCCCTATAGACTATTGATTAAATTTTGAGATAGCTTGAGTATATCTAGCCATAACATCGCCAATTTCGGCAGGTGCTTCGTCGGTACCAACTAACATTTGAGCGTCATCCACTGATTCAGTAACTTCACCTTTGAAGTATGACTCTTTAACAACTTTAACTTTCATTTCGAAAGTTTCGGCAGTATCAAAATCAATATCTTCAACTAAAGAACTTAGCTTTTCAGCTTCAGTCAATGCCAACCCAGAAGATGCTTCTCTAACAATCTCAGTTCTTTGCAATTTCTGCACAGCTTCGGTCATTTGAATATTATCTTCGGTTGATTTGTTCAAAGCTTCTTCTAGCTCAGCAACTGATGTAGACAATTCGTCTACCAAGTCAACTTTACCTTCAGGAACTTCAATATAGTGCTCTTTAAACACTGATTGTAAAGAAACCATAAAGTCTTCTGCAATCTCAGTCCTAAGACCTTCGGTTACAGTTACTTCATTCTCTTCCATCCAGTTAGAAACTACATAGTTAAGGTAAGAATCTACCTTCTCTACTAGCTCTGACTTGATTTCAGTAACTTCTTCTTCGAGGTTTTGAACGTACTCTGATTCCAATCTAGCAATTTCAACACTAACTTTCGACTTCAAAGCAGCTTCAAAAATGATTCCGGCTTTCGCTTGGAAACCATCTGATAAAGTAGCTTCTTCAGCAACCAATCCGTCTAAGTCTTCCTTATAGTCAATATGGCTAACGTCAACTTCGGCGTCTTCCTTATAAACTTTTGGAGCTTCAACATCTGGAGCTGTGATAGTTTTGTATACTGCTGCATAGATCTTCTGTGCACTGTCCTTTTTTGCGCCTTTCAACATATCGTTTACTGATGCCATAATGGCAGCTTTAGTTTTTGGCATTTCTACGACTTCATCTTCGTCCTCTTCATCATCGGACTCGTCTTCATCGTCTTCATCACCATCTTCTTTAGCAACCTTAGCTTCTTCGAGATCTTCCTCGCTTTCAACTTGTTGGTCTTCAACGAGCTCAGTTTCAAGCTCTTCAGTTTCTGATACGTCTTCGACTATTTCGTTTTCTAATGTCTCTGACATAATTTTATTCTCCTATTAAGAATTTACAAGTTTCGAGAGGAAATTCTTAAAAGCTTTAATCTCAATATCCGCAGAGCGCATACCTCGAGCTTCCTTTATTTCAGTCTCAATTTTCTCAATTTCTTGTGCGCATAGGATACCATTATTCCATACCCAATCTACGCCTTCCATAACCCCATTGACAAAAGCCTCTGGAGCGGAAGGGTCTTGGACTATATCGATAGTGGATAACATAAAGTCATCCTTCACATACATAGTACCATTCTTTTGCACAAGACTACCCATACCACGACTTGATACACCAAGTTTAACTCCACCTTCTAACAAACCGGTTACGATATTGCCCATTGGGGTGTTAAGGATTGATGCTTTTCCTATAACATTACTTCCTTCAAAACGAAGTTCAGTAATCTTATGTGAAACTTTATCTAAGTTAATGGTCGGACCTTCAGGGTGGTTTAGTTCCCCAACAGCTCGACCAGTACTTACTTGTTCTGTTACATATTTATTAACGGCAGCTTCTAATATACTTTTCTCATATATTCTACCATTTCTGTTTTTTGCGTCGGCTTGCATAAACACGCCTTCGATAACCATGCTCTTCTTTCCACCAACCTTTTCGGTTATGATGGTAAGATCGCTGTCATGGTATTCTGCGATCATCTTCATATCGCTTCTCCTATTACTCTTCTTCTTGAGAAGATTTTCTAGTAATTAAACTAGAGGCTACATTAATTTTTTCAGCTTCTAAAGCTGCCGACAACTTATCAGCCATAAGGCTATTAAATACCTTACCAGCTTCTACGTTGTTGCCGTCTTTAACGTTATCAATTAAACTTTCAATGCTCATTTTATTTGTTCCCTTGTATATTATTTATAATAATTTAGATGTCAAGATCGCCATCATCTTCAATTTCACCAGATTTTTTCTCTGCTTCAATTTGTTTTTGGATCTCTTTTTGCTCATCTTCAGATTGCTTCAAAATGTTTGTACGAATCCATTGATGGGAAACGTATTTACCAACATATTCATCCATTTGACTAAGCATTTCAAACCGTTGCTGAGTCATTTCAGTTTCTTTCAGCTCAGCAAAGTGGTTGTCTTCAATAAAATCAAAGGTAATGTCTTCTTTCATTTTATGCCAATCTGAATCAGTTATAATACCTTTAAGTAATAACTGAGTTTTTAGCAATTGTATAAACAGATCAGAAAATCTGTTTCTTAATCTATCAATAAACTTCTTAAACTTAACTTCGTCTCTTGTAATCTCTGTAGATCTACCTAAAGTAAACGTTGATTCTTGCTCTAAACGGTTAACTGGAACGTTGAGCGATCTGTAAAGTTTCTTTTGGAAGTAGATGATATCATCGATTTGCCCAAGATTTTCTCCTCCTGGGAGGGTCGAAATTTCTGTGCCCCTGCCACCTTCTCTACGCGGTAAGAAGAAGTCTTCAAGCATCGACATATGTTTACGGTCATCTTTAATATCTCCGGTTTGAGCATCGTAGACCAGTTTATTTCTATACTGACCCATAATGTTTTTCAAATACTCTTCAGCTTTACCCTTAGGTAAATTACCAACGTCTATATAAAAGATACGTCTTTCAGGAGCTCTTGATATCCTATAGATTACCAATGAGTCTTCCATCATTCTTAATTGATTTGTAGGTTTAATTGCCTTATGTAGATACGATAAAATTCGTTTTCTATTAGCATCCAACATACCTGATGTAGCATAAGCTATGGAGTCAGGGTGGATCTTAAGGCCTTGACTTGCGTCAAGCATTTTACCATCTTGGAACAAAAAGTATTCTTTTTGACCAGTAATTATATTGGCTCCAGTTAGTGGATCTTTATCTTCAGTAACTTCTCTAATCTTACGAAGTTTAGTTGGATCAATATATCTTAATTCTTGTATACCCGCTTTAGGGTTCTTTGGATCTACGATTATGTGATATGGCAATCTACCATCAACATACCATTTTCTAAATATATCATGCCCGTAACTATTGAAGCCTAATAGACTAACAACGGTATCAAATTCTTCTTTGATAGCACTTTTAATTTTATCAGAAGCATCCATTTCATCTAGGACTACTTCTACTGGAGCTGAAGAGTTACTACCAATGATTCCTTCATTGACAATATCTTCAATGGCTGCATCGCATTCTGGATGTGCCGCAATATCACGATACTTGTAAATAAGCTCTATCTCATTCTTGGCTTTATCACCATCAATATCAACGTACTGCCCAGTGTAACCGCCACCGCTAGTAATTACACCAACGCCGTCTTGATCGGTATCAGGGACAAACGAAGGAAGCTCTATGGGAGCGCCACCTTTCTTTCTGTTTATCTCAAAGCCAAAAAATTCTGCCATTTTGAATATTCCTCATCATATTATCGGAGGGGGGACTGTCCCCCCTCTTCTAATATTATTTATACCTCTTCTAAGAAGTAGTTCCAGACTCCCAATACTGCACTTGAAGTTCAACTGTAAATTCCTGAATAGTATTCTCAGAATCATAGTTTACATCAATTGCACTAATGTTTGTAGGGAAACACCCTCTTAAATCGTATTGCTTAGTTGAAACGCCTTGCTTGTTCAACTGCTCAATAATCATATCAGATTGGTAATCGGTAGGATTACTCAAACCAGTATTGTTATTGTGCTCGCTAATACCATTCATCCATCTTTCAAAAGCATTACGGATTTCGAAGCCAGTATCATTGATAATGGTAATAGTCCATGGTTCAAACGTTCTATCACCAGCTAATTGTAGTTGTCTACCCCTGAATAATACAGGAACAGGTGCTACCACTGATGAAGGCATTTGAGCGCCTTTAATTAAGAAGGAAGATAGTTCAACGTCACCCTGAGCATATGAAGGAAAGTTACAAGTAACCTTGAACATATTAGCACGTGCACCACCTCCAACTAGCTTGGATTTAAAATCATCTACGCCTAAAATAGCCATTGTAATCTCCTAATTATAGCCCGGCGATTTCAGAAAAATCGACTCCGGTTCTGGTTGCAATAAAGTTCAAGTTGATGAAGTTAATAGATCTGGCTGGCTTGATATAAATATCTGCAACGAATCTGTTAGCATCAATAACTTGTCCCGTGTTGTTTGTAGTATCACAAACTACTTTAAAGTCTGTTACTCCACGTCTACCTTTAACATCCCGTAAGAATGGCTCAAGTAAGTTTCTAAATTGAGCTCTAGTAAACTCATCGTTGAATTCAAATAGTTGACCTTTAGCGGCTGTACTAATTGCTTTTTCCAATACGATGAACAAACGTCTCACGTTAATTCGATCAAATGCACCGGGCTTAGACAATAGAGTCTTATCACCGAATAACATTGTACCTTGACCTGGGAAAGAAACTAAAGGATTAACTCTTGCTTTATAAAGAGCATCTCTATCAGCTTTCTTAGGGTTATAAGCCAATTTGACTACACCCAATAGTTGGCCACGATTTACACCAGCTGGTGAGAACCATGCATCGGCAACATCATCGGTATTAGCACAAAGACCAGCACAAAGCCCGCCAGCTCCAAGCCAACGATATTGATCGTTATACTTATCGTATACGTATACCGCGCCTGAATCACATGATGCATATGAAGTTGAAGTAAGACTATCAGCCCATACTTTAACATCAGCAGCAGGTGTTGCAGTTCCAACACTATCATCAATAGGTGGTGATACAAATGCCATACAATCTTTTCTAGCATTACAAATCGCGATTAACTTATCAGCAATTACCTTAGCGCCATTAGCGTCAGGATATGCAAATAGTAAGTTAACATCAACTGTTTCTTCGTCAGCTAATAGATCATAGGCCGCAATAATATTACCAGAAGTAACATCAGCACTAGAATCAGTTCCACCAGATAGTGAACTTGTTCCTGGAGCAGCATCTCCAGCATAACCACTTGCACCTTGAACAGCCAAAGTATTTCCGCTTTGAGTCCAAGTAGTTGGTGCATCACCAGCCCAAATGTATCTAGATTGTGTGTTGATTACGTCTCTATAGTAAGCACTAGTTCCATCAGCTTTCTTAGCATCTACCGCTTGTGAAGCGAATGCAAAAGCTTCCAAAACAGTTCCAGCGGTTCCAGTAAATTGACCATCTTCGTCAATAACTACAATATGAACTTCGTCATTTGCTGATCCGTGGCCAAGAGCTACAGCTTGGTCTGAGGTTGAAGGCTTGCTATCAAAGTTGCCTGAATATGTCCAGCTATCGAATGCGCTTTGAGCGATTCCGCCAGTTACAGTTTCAACTTTTAGACTACTACCATAAGCTCCAGCATATTTTGCAACCCAGCTTCCTTTGCCAGTTGCTCCATTGTCGTAGCTGTTTAGGTAATGTTCTCTATTTTTTACTAATAGACCTGAGCCATCTGATGTGGCGTTATCGGCCAAAGTGGATGTTGCTCTTACTACTTTCAATGCGTTACCATACTTTAGGAATGATGCTGCAGTTAGAAAGTATTTGTATGTACTAGAATCCGATGATCCAAAGATACTAGCTAATTCAGTTTCTGAACTAACCAATGTAACTTCTTCTACGGGACCCCAATTAAATGATCCAGCGAATCCACCAATAGATGTTGATACTGCGGGTACTACCCCTGTTGCATCAATTTCTTTGACTTGGACGCCTGGTGATACTTGAAATGCCATGTGTGTGTCCTCTCAAATTGAGTTTATTTATAAGTTTTCATAATACGGTTATGTTCAATCATAGTTATTTATATAAATAAAGATTTAAAGGTTTATTGTAAATATCGATCAAATGGATCTGCCGGTTGTTCATACCAAACATTTCCTTCTCCATCTCCAACACCCTTTTCTATATCGTAATTACCATCATCAATAATGCCAAATGGTAACATATCCTCTTGTATTGCTAATAACTGCTCTCTATATAATAAATTCTTCATATCAATATCAGTAATACCTTGGAATATATCAGTACTAGTAAACCATGCAAATAGTACTAAGTTCATAACCAAGTCATCATGGTTATTGCCAGATGCTTCGTAAGAAGATCCCTTTGACACGAATGTACACATTTCAGATATAGTTTCCCCATCTAAAACGTTTAATTTCTTTTGACTAACTAAGTCTTTTAATGATGAACAGCCAATTCTTTTAACTCTACGTGTCATAGTTGCGCCAATAGAGTTAGCTTTTACTTGTGATTCTACAAACATATTTTCGTATTCTAAATCATAGTATAAACCATTACATACCACTGCGCCTTGATCATTAGATTCTACTATGACGTAAGCTTTGTTATATACGTTAGCATATTTATAAACAATGTCAGGTAATAACATTGGAGATATATTATTATCTCTAAATACACAAACTTGTTTAAACGGTTGGACTGAAGTATCAATAATATTAAAGGTGCTATAGTCTTGACCTCTACCTTTCGCAACATCTACAGTCATTATATAGTTATGTTCTGGTTTAGCATACTCGTAAATTAGAATATTCTCAGACCATTTAATCGGCTCTACGGCCTTTAATGTTAGCAAATCATTAGCATCTAATAAGGTATTACCTCTTCCATGGAAGTTATTACCAAATTCCTGATCAAACTGAAGCTCAGACGTATTTGCTATTGTGCTTAATTTCCAAGCTTCATCTCTTCCAGGAACATCCCACCAATCAACTCTAAACGGCTTATATTCGTTAGTGTTTGTAGAAGCTCCTTCCCATATCTTATGATATACATTACCGATACCATTAGCAGTTGAAGTAATAATAACCTTAGTATCATTACCAGAAGATACTACCGGATATGTAGAAGTATAGAATTGTGCATCGTTTTCAACAAAAGCAAACTCATCTAAGAACAATAGGTTAATAGATAAACCACGGATAGAACTACCTGAAGTTGCAGATGCAATAATCTTTGAGTTGTTTGAAAATTCAATTGAACTTTTGTTTAATGCTTTACACCCAGGCTGTAAAAAGAATGGTAGATTCTCTAACATAAGAGTAATACGTGCTAGCATTTCTCGTGCAGTTGCACCTTTGTTTGCCAATATCGCAATAGTCTTTTCAGGATGGAAACACGCGTAATGAAGGAGAAACCCAACCGCACCAATAGATTTACCTGACTGTCTACATGCTAAAACAATAGAGAATCTATTATCATTAAAGTGGTTAAACATCTTTTCTTGGTATGGATATAGGTCAAAAGGAACTAAACCATCATCTAGGGATATAACTTTTAGATATGTTTTTGCGAAATACGCAGGGTCTTGCATACACTTGGAATATTCAAGTATCTCTTCTTCTGTGAACTCGCTTTCAACGCCATCCCGTTTAACATTGGGATTGCCCATGTAGCCAAGTTGATTATTCTTTAATGTCGACATCTATTACTTTTTTCTCTGGGGCTGAACGAGCTAGTAACCTTTGTAATTCTGTAGTACTACCAACAAAGAGATTATTATTAACAGTTCTATCACCATGTCTTTTCCGTTCTTCTGGCTCTAAATCTTTCTTATTTTTTTGTAATGCCATAAGCTTATCAGTAACATCGCCAATATCTTTTATGGCTTTAGATAATACCTCAAAGGCTCTAGGATGCTCAGATTCACGGGCTAGTTCAGCCAATGTATCTAATGACTTAGTTCCAGTTGTAATTAATTCTTTGTATGTCTTTCGGGAAAACTCGTAATCGTCTTTAATTTCAATTTCTTCTGTGCTTAAAGAATTTTTTAATGTTTTTTCCTTAGCCTCTACTGGCAAGTTCTTCGCTAAGCTTGCACTCATTTTATCTAATTTGTCCATGATATACCTATTATGTAATGCTTACGTTGACCGTATAGTCATCATCCTCATCAGCTGCCGCTGGAGTGATTGTGAAATCCATATTTTCTAATACATTTGCACCACCAGTATCAGCGTTAAAATCAATATTGATTTCTTTAATAACTGATGTATTACTAGTAGGACCAAAGAATTTCATTTTCATAGTAAAGTCTAGTTGATATGCTAATACTCTACGTGTTTGAAAATCACCTTCGTAATCGTCGCTTATAGTAACACCAGTTAATATGATAGGAACGTCTTGTTTATATTCAAATCCTGTAACTGGCGTAATTGTAATTGTGTATTCTGGCTGAAAGTATGGTAATATTTGTTCTACGATTTGTAGACCATCATCTTGATTCTTAGCTAGAATGTGCAATGTCATATTAATATTATATGCAACTTGTTGCTTTAACGTCTTCTTTTTAGTAGAATCAGTTGCATGATTTTCCGATATAACATTTCTTTTAGCTAGCTTTTGTGTAGAATCTAATTCTAAACTTGTAATTTCAAAAGCCATCCTAGGTAACTTAATAGCCATGGATGCATCACTATTAGTATTTTGATCTAACCTAGCTAAGAACTTTTGCTTAGGGCCATACGACAATGGAACTTTAACTTGATTTAATACGTTTCCAGCTCCGTCTTGACGAATTACTGCAATATCATTAAACAAAGTTCCAAAAACAGCAACTGCTTTTCTCATTGTAGAATGATAGAAATGATTACCAAACATTAGTAAGTCTCCGATGGATCGCCGAATGGATTGGATTCAGTAAAGTCTAAGAAACCGTCTCCTTCTATTTCGAAGTTATTATTATTAGCTCCACCATCAGCAAGATCATAATTAGTAGCATCTGCAACACCGTATATCTTATTGATATGGCAAGTGCTAGCTGACAAACTTCCAGTTAATCCAACCGTTGGAGATACTAAGAAGTCTTTAGCCTCAGTAGAACCAGTGACTCCAATGTTGGATATCGTTACAATTGCTGCGTCATCTGAAGTTTTAGTTACAGTTTGTATTTCACCATATACACTTACTGCAGGATCTGCTGTAATAACCTGAGTAACAATCTCTCCTTGTACAAAGTGGTTACCTCCAACAACTGTAAGATCTACTGCCACTTGATAAGAATTTTTAACTTGGGTAATATCAATAGCATCAACACCAGTTTCAAAGTCTTCCTCATTGTATTCGAACAAGCTACACTGAATTTTAAATACCGGAAGATTAGATAATTGATAGAACGGCTGTTCATGTTCAACCATAGATATCTCAAAAAACTTATTACTCATTGGAAGGAATATTAAATCTCCTTCTGATGGCCTATCGTTTTGTAAAGAGTTATTCCAAGTACCAATTAATGTAGACCATTGCCTACGTGATATAATGAAAGTAACTTCATCTCTAATCTCTAAACCAAACTTTTGGTATAGATCACCAGCCCCGTCGAATCCTTCCGGATTTTCAACGTATGCTTCAATCATATATGCATCATCAAACTTAGATGCTAAGTCTTCTCCAAACATATTATCTCGGCCAACTAAAGTCCTTGGAATATAATAGACATCTTGTCCATATATCTTTAAGGATTCTATAACCAGATCTTCGTAAACTGATTGCTCAGATTTTACGGCCTGTGAGAAATATACACTTCTAGGCATTCTTTACCCCGTATAGAAATCGACTGGCTGTTCCCAGTTCAATCTAATTTCTTCGTTTAATTCTTTAAGCTCTTCTTTAGCATCTTCTAAGATTTGTCTACCGTTGAATGTTACACCACCCGGCATTACCATTCCTTCAAATTTAGATAGGTTAGTTCCCCATTGATGTTTAATTAAAGCGGTTGCGTATCTTTTAAGAAAGTAATCATTATATACATCTGTAAAAGTATCAGGATCTAATATTCTATAGCATTCTACAATAATAAATGATCCAACAACTACTTCCTTTGACCAGTCCATATCAACTCTTAATTGATTTTTATGGCGATCAAAACTTATATGTTTTCCATCTGGGTCTGTTAAAATATCCACTAAAGATAACCATTGTTGAGCCATTTCATACTCAACAAGAGAACCCATATATCCTAATGAATATAAATCATTCAAATGCATTTGATACTTAATATCAAACATATTATTAGCAGCAATAGTATCCCTAATTGGAAACAATCTAACAACATCAGTCACTAATTCAGGTATAGTTATATACCCATTAGTTATGTCATCGGCTGTAACAGGATGCTTTAAAAATACCTTTTCGATAGCATCGGCATGATAATGCTGATATAATTGTAAAGCTTCATCTATTCTATCTTCTACTTGATCTTCGTCAACATTAATTTCAACTACTGGCGCGCCCAACGACCTTAAACAATAATCGATTAATGTACTTCTTGAATTTGGAGCTGCCATTTTTGTATTCCTATGTGAGTAACCTATATGTATTTATAAGGTTAAGATCTCTAATTTAATATTTTGGTAATCTATGGGGATAATTTACAAGGCCTAAAGTGTCAGGTCTGTAATCATCTGCGGGCTCTGGCAAAACTACTGCTGGAGGAATTGTAGTATGCATTTTTCCCTCAGCCAAATATCTATCAAACTCACTAACTAAAGCTGTCATCCAGGCTAACCAACCTCGACCAGAGTCTCTTTCGTTAGCCCAACCAACAATACCTTCGATTCTTTGGTCATACACATATGTTGGATATATTTCGTTTAAATGCCTTAGGTCTATATCACCATCGACCATTGCGTTCTTTAATCTAAAGTATTGCATAGTATCTTCACCTACAAGCAACTCAGGATCAAACCTAAAAGCAGCACCAGCTTTAGAATAAAATACTATTCTTAAATGGCTTTCCCACCCATTAATATACTCGTGCTCATGGGTCATAAGTCTTCTATGCATATTAGAACATTGTTCAGTAAACTCATCATGATGTGGAACTGAAGTTCCATCTAAAGCTGCAGCCCACCACTCATAAGGCTTTTGAAATATTCTTAAACCCCAACCATGAATGTGATCTTGGTTGAGCTTGTCTCTAGCATCTCTAACGCTAGCATTAGAACTTTCATCAACATGCAGCAAATGGGTATTATAGTTATTATTTGGCACTAAACCAAACTGAAATTCTAAAGCAACGGCGTCTGGAGGTGAAGCTGACTGCGCAATCGTATCATAAATATATAAGCCATGTGGAGTAATAAAATCATCTCCATCGACTAATACCATATAATCATTGTTTGATGCTATGAATAAATCGAATACTGAATTTTTGCCTGTTGATGGAGTTCCATCGCTTGCAGTAACGTAGTGCTCTATGCTTTCGCTTACGCACCAATTAGTAGCTTCTGTTACATAATCTGAGTTTTGACTGTTAATAACAATTACTAAATCGGCTTTTGGAATACGAGTCAAATGACGCTTAGTCGCTGGCATTCCTCTACAGCATAACGCATAGTATTTTAACTTAGCCATGTTATTATCCTAATGGTTTCGTAGGCCAGATCACACTAGTTGGGAATGTCTCTTGGTCTGTAATACCCCTTAGAGATTCCCTATATGCTGTCAATTCGCTTGATAGAGTTCGATCTGATAAAGCTTCTGTATCTGTTTCTTCTAATAATGCATTTCTTTTAATTCTTATATTCAAGGCTTTATCGGCGTCACTAAGATTATTGATAGTCCATACTTTAGTTTTTGTCGTAGCAGTTTCAGTCCAAGATAATGATACACTTTGATAAAGAACATCATATTCCGGTATAGGAGATAATACCAATTCTTTTAATTCTCCAGTTGTAGTACTAGGTGTATACGTAGATGATGCATCTACTAAATCCCAATATTCCTGAGCTTCTTCTACTTGAGCTGAAGCGATACTATGTAAATATGCATCATCGTAACTATCTGGCAATTGCTGCTGCACATAATAATGCTCGTATCCAGATCTTGTATATTGAATCTGAATCAAATTGAGTACTGAATCGACTTTTATAATATTATAATTAATCATTTATTTTTCCTATTATTGAAACTTAAGTGCAACTGTATATCCTCTCATCATAAACCAATATAAGTTACTAACTGACACTCCACTATACTGACTTCTATATCTCCATCCATAAGATTGAGGGCTTGAATTTCTGATTCCAGCATAAACCCACCTCCCAGTACGAGTAAAAGTGTATACAGTTCCATTTAACCAACCGCCAATACACTTAACATAGCATGTAGTCCATCCACTATCACCACTGCCTCGTCTGCCAATAGTTAATACTTGGCCATGCGGATAATTATCTTCAACTGTGAAACATGACAAATCACCAGCAATCAATCCAGAGGCTTTAGTTATTGAACCAAAAGCTGCAGTAGACTCTCCACTTTCTGCAGAGTAATATGAACTTCCAGCATTAGCGCTATATCCAAATCTATGTGCACTATCGCTACTATACCCACGAGTTATTTTAGCAGTTTTTGAACTCGTGGTATAAAAATCATTAGCTGATATTGTACCAGACGTTGGCATAGGTTTATATGGGTCAGCACTATAGTATTCATTAATACCTACAGGGTTTGAACCGCCGAAGACTGATTGAATATTATTAAAGTCTACTACGCCACTATTACTAAATGCACCAGCCATTACGCGTTAGACACTACGCCAACAGAGACTTTATGTGCTACTCCTGCGCCAACTTCTGCAATACGAGCATCAGTTGCAGCATCGTCATAAGTACCATCTGCCGCAAAGCAAACGTTTACCATACGAGTGTGAACTGTGTTTGGAGTAGTAGCGTCTTCTGTGAATGTGACTTCAATATCTCTGATGCCTGTTACAGTTTCACTAATAGTTTCACCTTCATTATCTGGATCGGGCATTGTCTGCACTCGAGTTCCATTGAAAGTTTCATTTTTTGTATATGTTATTGCCATTGTTATTTCCTTTAGTTAATTTATAGTACTATTTATATATTTGCGTCGTACACTGCTTTTGTAACTTCTTCAGACTCTTTTACAGGCCTGGAGTGTTGGTCTAATACTATAGTCAAAAGCTCTCCTGCATCTTCAGCAGCTGAATATACAATATTAGTGTCGTCTAAGTCTACAGGAGGGCCGGGATTATATATTGTCACTTTCCAATATTTCATTATTTATTCTCCAATAATTTTTTCAATTCATCAATTTGTTTTTGCTGTTCTTTTATTGCTTCTACTAATAAGGGTACCATTTTTTCATACTGCACTGTTAGGAACTCTTCTCCAGATTTACTTTGATTTGGTTTTGTTAAGTCATGATCGAATGGCGCTCGTTTGATTGCGGCAGGCATTACTTTTTGGACTTCTTGAGCAATTAACCCTGCATCATCTTGTTGTTGGTCAGGAATAAAACCATGTTTCTCCATCATATCTTTACGCCAGTCAAATATAAACCCACCTATTGCTTTTACTTTATCAACTGCATTTTCAATAGGTCTAAAGTTTTCTTTTAATCGTTTGTCAGAAGTATAAGCATATATGTTATTTGTAGCTCTTACATGACTATCACCATTACCTACACTAAAAAGTATTGACGTTGTTCTATGCGGGTGGTCGGAATAAAATCTTGTGCCTCCATAACCTGTGTAACCGCCTATTCTCATACCGGTATGATAACCTAATACTAGGTCTGGATATGGGTGTGACCACGCTCCTGCATATTGATATCCATAATTGTAACTACCTCCCATTCCAGCGTTATTCTGGCCAGAGGTGCCTGTGTTAAATGAACCTCTTTGAGTTATCACAACATTATTATTGATAGTATCAGCGGTATC